GGGTCGCTTGCGTCAGCAATACCGACCTTGATTCTGTTGCTTCCGCCAATCTCGCCTTTAGAATAAAGTGGCGCACCAAGAGGAATTGTTGAACCTTCATCGTTGCGAACATTGAAATGCACTGTGGACTCAACATCTCTATCGCCACGATACAAATGGCCGTCTTCGTTGTTAAGCCAAATAGTATCTTGGGGATTTGTGCTTTCGGGATTCACAGCCTGCGGCGTAAATACCATACCCGTTGGGTCAATTAAACCACTAACTGTTAATTTACCATTAATATTAAAGTCTGAACCATCCCATGTTAAATTAGAAGAATGACTTAATTTTTGTGAATTATTTCCAAAAAGTATTCTATTAGCGGGAATATAATTTAATCCTGTTCCACCAAATGAAACATTAAGATTGTAAAGTCCTTTGTAATAATATATTCCGTCTGCAATTGGAGTAAAACCCCATGTTCCTTTTATATTTGGTCTATTTACTAAATGAATAGTTGCGCCATATGAGTCGTTTCCTTTTAATGACGAACCACGATTAATTGTTAAATCATTAAGAGAAACAACAGAACCAAAAGGCAAAAAAGCAAAAGAACCGCTACCATCTGCTGTTGAATCTAATATCCATTTACGCCAAGTAAAAGTCCATGTTCCCATTGTAGTATTTCCGCTAACTGGTAAAGTCCAACCGGAAGTTGTTGTTTGAAAAGTCCATGTCCCATACCCTCCATCAAAAAAATAATTGCTTGTATTGTTAACTAATGAAAATTGCGCAGAAGTCCCAACAAGGTCTGTTGTTCCTTCTATAATAAAATTCATCAATCTATCATCACTTGATGGAGTAGCAGAAGATGGCTCAACATTGACATCGCCAAACTTCATAGATAATACTTTTACATTATATTTATTATCTGCTAATGTTGGCGCAATATATTCTGGTCTAAAGCCATTTGTAAATTGTAAATGAGGATATGTGCCAGCATCTAAAGTAATGTAATAAGAACCATCAAACTTAAAAAGTAAATTATTTCTTGCTGAACTTGTTCTAAACATATCTGTTGTATTTATTTGAACATAAGTTTTGTTAGTATTGTATGCAGGCGCACCAGAAAATGTAATTGTAGTATTAGTTGTCGAATCAATGCAGTTATCAAGACTTACTGATAAACCAGTTTCTATTTCACAATTTGTATCAAATGTAACAATACTTGTATAAGTTGAATCTATTTGTATTATTCCAACAGTAGCAATATCCCAATAACAAGCAAATGCGCTTAAATTATTAAATTGCGCAGTATCACCAGTAGCGGGAACTCCTGTGGGTTTCCAATTTGCAGAATTATTTGCATTGCTATTAGAAGTAGCAACCCATTCATAAACAGTCATTTAACTTACACCTGCCTTGAGTCGCTACTATTTATGTGAAAAGCAGACCCTTCGGCTTCGGCTATTTGTTTTACTAATCTGTCTGCTTGTGTTTCAAAGGATTTCATCTGAGCAGTTAATCTTATATCAGTCCTTCTTTGTTCCGGTTCTGGAACATACATAGGGATGGTATCAATCATTACTCTTAGACAATCAACACAAACTAAAAATTTAATTGCTGATTCGCACTCTGTATCAGTAACTCCACTACCTTCTGCTACTCCATATAATGAAGAACTTCTGCGCATTCTTGTAATTTGCGCAGAACGAATAGTAATGTATTCAGTGATTGTTGCGTCATTCAAACCTCTCGGTCTGTTTAACAAATCACGAATCTGACTTACTGTTGGATTTGTTATTGCCACTCTTCTTCACCTTTTCACTGCTTTTCTTCTTTGGTGTTGATTTCTTTTCAACCTTTGGCTTTTCTGCTTTAGGCTCTGAATAAGTTTCTGTTTTAGGAACATCAATTAAAGTATGAACATCTTCACTGTAAAAAGCACGACCCATAGGGAACATTGCGCCTGTTTTAATCAAAGTGCGTGCAAAATCACTATTAGGAACAAAGACCACTGTTCCAAAAGGAATCTCGGCAGGTAAAGACTGCTTTGCATAAAATCGAGTTTTAATTCTGCGAAAAAGATAACCTTTACCTTCTCCCCAAGTGTTAAGTCTGTGCATCATTGCATCATAAGAATCTTCTTTTGGTAAAGGAATACCTTTATCTTTCAAAGCCTTAGCAACTGATGCTTTACTCTTCATCCTTAACAACCTCTTCGATTATTTTGTCAATAGGCTTGTCTTCTTTTTTAGCCTTAGTCTTTGGTTTAGACTTTGGCTTAGAAAAAGTTGCGCACAAGTCTGCAACTTTGCGTCTGCTTGTTTCAAGAGAAACTAAGTCGGCTTCATCCTTAGACAAAGCACGACCTAATCTCTTTTCAGCGTATGCTATCAGAAAACTTGCTCTTTCAGACAACTTAAATCACCGCCTAACTTCAAGCGGTAATGTTAGTAATCTTACAAATTCTGTTGTTCTTTCCGCTTGCTGCACCGTCTTGGTGTTCGTGAACAACACAAGCCATGTAGCCAGTTAGCATCCAATCGTAACCAACGCCCGGAATACGGGTTAGTTCAGTCTCTTGGAAACCATCACCGTTGTATTGAAGGAACTCTGCTGTTTCTGCACCCGGAATAAGTAGCAAAGCAGTGTCGTCAAGTAGTGAATCACGGCTGTAATAGATAGTTAGGTTAGCCATTCTTGACAAATGCTCTGCAAGTGACTCAACAACATTTCCGTATAGAGTTGTTTGCATCAAAACGCTTCGGTGCTTTGTTGGAACAATTAGAGCCATTGGCTCGTCACCAGAAACACGACCAAATTCAAAGATTTTATCCATAGCATCAAGAATGTTTGCTTCTGCGTCACCGCTTCCGCTATCCCATTCTGCACCACCGCCAACTGTCACGCTTTGGCCTGCACCATCAATAAGAGCAGAAATGATTAGGTTGTCAATAACAGATGCCCTGTTTCTAACAATAGCCATTTGTTGTCTATCCATGTTCTCAAAGGTTTCTCCACGAAGTAGTGTGGAGTCAAGGAAAATACATCGGCCTTGACCCTTCTTTAAGTGAACTGAGTAGTTTTCTGTTCCAATCTTGGTTGGGTCTGCTACTGCATTGTCAGCAAGAGGATAAGTAAATGTTCCTTCTGCGCCAGTATACCATGTGAACTCAAGGTATGGAACAGAGCGAACTCCGACAACCTGTGTTCCTACTGCGATAGTAGTTGATTGTAGTTCGATAAAGTCTCTTAGAGTCTGCTCAAGAACTGCATCGGCTTGTCCGAATGGCCCTGCTGCTGCTTCAACTGTCAAAATCTCTTCTAATGTTTTGTTCATATTTTTCATCTCCTATTTTTTTTTAATTTTAAGCAATCGCTGCCCCTTGTGTGTTAACTGGAATAAGGTCTCCATCAGCAGAAGTTGTTTCGCCGGAACCTACATAAAGTCCGAGTTTCTTGTTAGAACCAACAGTCTTTGAAGCAAGTCCACTTGCGTCAACATATACTGTGTCTCCCAAAGCCCATGTTAGACCTGTCTTAGATGCTACCATAAGGACTCCGCCAAGTGGGTAATAAGATACTGTTCCGCCCGATACAAGACCGCTTGCATCACGCTCTGATTCATCAGCAGATACACCGATACATACTTCGGTGACTGCGCTCAAGTCAAGAGTATTTGTTCCATCTTGTGCAAGCAAGTAGCCAATACCAGTGACGGTTGTTCCCGCCTTTAGTGTTCCGTTTCTTGGGTTATTCAACATTTTTTTCATCTCCTAATTATAGTTTATTTTGTTCTTTTGCCTGTTCAAAAGTTAGTGCGCCCATTCTTTCACGCTCAGATGCAGACAAGGTTTGGTTCCAAGCCTTAGCCCATGCGTTATATGCCTTTGCATAAATGTCAACGGGAGTTTCAAGTCTTTTTCTGTTAAGGAAGTTAGCGACTACTTCTGTTGTCTTTTCGACTCTTTCAGTAGCCTCAACATTTGAAGCAACTGGTGTCATTTCCTTTACTTCTTCTGTTGGGATTTTTGCTTCAAAGGATGCAATAATTGATTCAATGGTTTCTGCCGGCAAATCATTAACGCCTGCAATTCCCATTTTTGTTGCCTTTTCAACAAGAGCAAGTCTTGCTTCTTCGACCTTTGCTTCTTCAGATGCTTTGATTTCAGCCAACTCGCTTTCCTTTTCTGCCAATGAAGCCTTTAGAGCCTCAATTTCTGCGGAATAATCAATTTCTTCAGCGATAGGAGTTTCAACAACTTCCTCTTCGCTAATTTCGGATGCAATAATTTCTTCGGACATTGGGTTTCTCTCCGTTGCGATAGAAGGCACAGAATCTATATGATTAATAAAAGATTCTGAAGATTCGGCCATTTTTACCCTTGAAACGCTTTCAATCTTTGCGCCGGAGTAAGCAGGCTTGTGAACAATAGCAAGATGGTCAAATTGAAAATCGCTTTCAAAGGTCATAATCATTCTGCCATCTTCTGCTTCAACCATATCATCGGGAATGCCACTACCACCAATAGATACTCCATACCCTTGTCTTAACCAAAGACCGGATTCAAGAGCCTCAAACAATTCTTTGCGGTGAACTTCTGCTTTGAAGCGAACTTCCCAAGAGCCTCCAAATTTGTCAACAACAGATGCCTCAGTAACAAATCCAACAACTGCTTCTTCGACTCCGCCATTCATATTACGCTTAAAGCGACCATTTTCAGAAGTCGGATGATTTAATGTTAAATCTGCACCAACCATTTGCGCAACTGCTAAATCTGCGCCAGTTCTGGTTATTTCCCAACCATTTTTATTTACGCCTTGATGAAATGCAATACCGGATATAGCAATAATATATTCTCCTGTATCTGCTTGTAATACCATATCATCAACAGAAATATCATCAATATCTAATTCAAATGCTACTTTAACACACATACCATTTTTCTTTTCATATCCGCTTCTGCATTCACCATCTGTATGATAAGATGCTTCTTCTTTGAAATTATGTCCTTCATGCGCCTTCATACATTCTTGACTGCTAAAGCCCATTTGTGTGCAACGACTCATAAATTCATCATGAGTTTCATCATTAGAAGGTGCAGGCACAGTATGTTCGTCTGCTTTTACATCATCACAACTATTACAGCCACAACCACAGCCCATAACTGTATGTGAGTTTTTGGATGATTTATTAAATTCGCTACTTGTATAATCTGTCACTGACTTGTCTCTTTCCCACATTTTACAAGACCAATATCGGGGAGTAGTCTTATCTTTAGCAGTATCACAAGAATGTCTATCACGGAATGCTTTGCGTCTTTTTGGGTCATCACGCTTGATTTCCATATTAGGGTCGCCAAACCTTACTATAATGACATTACCTTTTTCATTTTGAACATAAACTGCAAACTTCTTTTTTTCTTTAGGTGTTCTAAATGGTTTGTTAAGTTTTACTTTGCGACCTTGATATTCTGCGCCTTCAAACTCAACTCCATCCCAATCTTCATAGTCTTCTCCATCTTCACTTGCTCTGGGGTGAGACTTAGGCAATAAGTCATTGTCTTGCTTGTAATTTGGGTTGCTTGGTCTTCCGTTTCGCAAAAGATAAAGGAAGGCTTTGACTCTTGCGATTCCCCAACCTGTTCTTGACATGTTTGGTGCATGACTACGGCTAAAAGCACCAGCACCCCTACGAAAGACAGACTTTAACCTACCCATAGTAGCCTTTGAGCCTTTACCTTTCTTTTCGACTTTTTTGTTATGCTCTTGCATCATTTTGCGCAATCGGGCTTCGGTTTCCTTACTAACTTGAATATTTTTGTTAGGTTTTTTAGCAGAACCCGGTTTATTTTTCTTTGACCCTTTTTTGCGCTCACTTGGTTTAGCGGGAGTCTTACGAGGGTCATTTTTACCCGGCCTTCCATATTGTAGTGCGCTTAATTCTTGTTCAGCATCGGGGTCATTTTTACGATACCATTCGATAAACTCTTTTTCTGTTTTTGCGGGAAAATACATAATTGTGCCGTCTGCCATTTTTGACTCATGTATTTCTCCACCAAAACCAATTTCCATAGATTTTTTGCGTGCGCCTTCGGGAGTTGAAAAAATATAGTCTTCCATTTTTGCTTCAACTCCCTTTTCAAAATAAGAATTGCATACCGCAGCCCTTTGTTGTGGATTACCAAATTCGTCAACCATTTTATTATCTCCCATACAACGGGACATAAAGTCATCTTTACTCTCATTAGGTCGAGGGTCGGGCATAATAATCACTTAGTTTTTTTAGTATCGCCTTTACACATTTCATGTTCGTGCGATTGTTGTAAAGTATGGATTTTGTGTTCGTGTTCTTGAGCAAGGCTTTCTAATTTCATTGTATGAGTTTGATGCTGTTGCTCTAATTCTCTTTGATGTTTTTGTTCAGTTGGTATATTATCAACTTCTTGGGTTTGTTCTGATTCCCACATGCGCAAAACAGTTTGTAGCGCAGGCGCAGCAGTTCCACCAATAATAGCAATAAGTGCGATAAATCCATCAAGATTCATCAAAACTACATCGGGTTTCCATATACCCATACCAACAACTGCACCACAAGAAAGTAACCAAAGATAAATTGCAGGCAAAACAGTGCGTTTTACCATTCTATCGTTGAATGACATACTCTTTGAGCGAGAGTTAGCACTACCCATGATTTTTCGACTGTATGTGTGTCTTTTAATCATTATTATTAAATTACCATTTGACTACCAGTAATTACTATACTAATAAATCCTATACCTGTTAACATTACTTTTTTAATCAAATCAAAGCCTTCTTGTAAAACTTTATTCTGAATGCGCAATTCTCCTTCAAGTCCAGCAAGCCTTGCTTCTGCTTTTGATTGCGCTTTTACAATTTGCGCAGAAAGAGTTTTTAAGTCCTTTACATCTTCTTCAAGACTTTCAACTCTAAACTCTAACACATCGTCAGACATCACATTTCACCTTCTCTCGGCAATTCGCCAGTTGGTGTTCTTGTTCCGCCTTCTTTTCTGGTATCTGCGCCTTCTTCGACAGGAAGCGCAACAACATCAAGGGCTTGATTTAGCGTTAATACGCCTGCATCATACCCTAATGTGGCTCGACGCATTTTGTCAAGACGAGTTTCTTCATCAACTGGTTCAAACACAAGGTCAGGTAAGTCAGATTTTACATGGTTAATTTTTAACAAATTTAAGTGCGCAGAAAATAATTCCATTACAGACTGTCGCAAAATGCTTTGTATGCGTCGAATTGCATTGCTTGCCCATAAGTTTGCAGTATAAGATGCCGCAAAAGTGCTACCTTTCTCTTGACCGGCTGCTGTGCGTGGCACTTGTAAAACTGCTGCAATGTCTGCATTTACATTGTCAAGGAATGATGTTGTGTCGGGTATTGCGCTTCTTTGGTCTATATGTTGTATCTTTACATAGTCTGGGAAAATTGGCACTTGGTCGCCACGAAGCGACTCCATTGTGTCAATTACTTGATTCATAATGTAAAGCAGTCTATCTCTTTGCTCATCGGGGTTTTGTATGTGCTTTACTGCTTCCATATCAATTGTAATAAATTGTTTTGTCATTGCATCTTCAATAGCAATTCTGTTGTTAATACTATTATACTTTGCACGAATGGCTTGCTTTAGTGCTGTAAAACGGGATGAACCCCAAATACCATAAGTTATCCTTGCTTCGTTATCTGTGAACCAATTACTTCTGTAATCCATGCGTATGTGCAATATTTCGTCTGATGGAAACTCTTGCATTGTTGTTTCTCCTTCACGCAAAAAATACCTTTGCGGTTCGATAACAGGGTCATTTTCATCAGCAGTTGCAGTTCTATTTCTATCGTCAAGTATTGTAATTTGACCTATCGGTAAGTTTTGCACATCAGTTATACCTTCACGGCTTGTTCCTACAAGTTTATTGACATCATTTCCATAAACCATAAGATTTCTCATAGCATTAATAAGAATATCATCAAAATCTATTTTATCAATCATTTCTTGTAAAGCATTTCTAATTCGTGCATTTTTTGCGCTGCGCCAATTGATTGTATAATTGTTAGCAGTTAGCGATACTGCACGCACTGCACCATTAAGTTCGGGGTCAAGTTTAAGCATTTCGTCAAAAAGATAAAAGTCATTATCAAAGTTAGAGTCATCTCTTAACTGATTTGTTTCATTTACAATATCCGACAAACCTGCAATCATAGTGAATGGGCTTCTGTGGCCTACATTATATCGTAAGTCACCTTCAAAGGCCATAACTACTTTTGGTTCCTCATTTTTCGATGGAGATTTTTTAGAACCAAAAAAGGGAAATCGTGCCATGTTGCGTCTTATGAAGGGTTATCTCTTAAAGGTATTCCCAAAGAACGATAATAAAACACGAAAAAGCCACATAACATTGATAGCGAATGAATAATTTAATAATCGGAACTGCCACATTAGTAATACTTGAACTTCTTTGGTGGACTTGTGTATTATTTATTCTTTTTACGAGAAAAAAAGAATTGAGAAAAAATAAATGGAAAGCAGTCATGCTTTTATCGTTTATTCTTTTAATTATTCTAATAGTATTAAAATTATTTAACTAAGAATAAATAGCGGGCTTTTTTTCTAAATACCTAAGAAGAAATAAAAAAATAAATAAAACAGGCTTTTAGTAAGTTGATTATTTCTTTTTTAATTCTTTCAGAGACCTAAAAAGAATTAATTTGAGGGAACTATTAAAAGGTAAATGCTCTTAGGTAATATCAATGAAGTCTGACGAGTATAGGCAGGTAGTAATTGAGCAAATGGATAACTATGATGGTAATGTTGCTGCATTCGCAAGGCATATGGCCGGCATTATTACAGATATGAACCCAGAAGCACATCGTTGGAGACTACGAATACTAAAAGAAGATGAACCAGAAATATTTACAGATATAGAAGTTATTGACTATAATGCGCATATTCCTTTAGAGTTTGAAGGTAGCAAATTAGAATTAGCAAGACTTATGAACAGAAGGTTTCCAGAAATTTCTTGTGTTGGTTGGGAAAATAGAATTAGACGAGCCTACGAAAGAAATGCTATAACTAAAAAAGAAACTCCACACTTTATTGTTGAACACTTGAAAAAAGAGTCCGGTAGTTTAGAAAGTCTTTGGGATGCAGTTGAAAAACAATCTAAAAAGGCTATTTTGGCAACAGAAGATGCTCGATGGGCTACAATTCATGTAAATGATAGTGATAGATATATTGGTATAGCATTTCAAAGCGACCAACATATCGGCAATCCTTTCTGCGACCATGAGCGTTTGCGCAAAGATACAGAATTAATTGCTAAAAATCCCGATTGTTATGTTATTCATGCCGGTGACTATATTGATAACTTTGTTATTGACAAACCACGACCTGCTATGAAAGCACCAATCCCCCCTTCTATTCAGTGGCAACTTTGCGAACACTATATTAATATGAGTAAAGATTCACTAATGGCTATTGTTGCGGGCAATCATGACCTTTGGACTGCCGGTATGACAGATTATGACCCACTAAAGAAACTTGCTTCCAGTAATGGAATCTTATATCATCCTTATGAATTAAATATTAAATTAGTTCACGGCGAAGTAGCATATCATTTATCAATTAGACATAAGCGCAGAGGTAACTCAAATCTTGACCCAAGCCGTGTTGTCAAAAAAATGTGGGATGACGGAGAGTGTGATTTTGATATTGGGGTAATAGGACACCACCATACACCTTCTGTTGTGCCATTTACACGACATGCAGTTGAAAGATGGTCTGTAAGACCGGGGGCTTATAAAATTGTTGATTCGTTTGGAGAAATGTGTGGTTTCCCAAGAGAAAGACCAACAAGCCCAATAGTAATTCTTTGCTCTAAGACAAGAGATATTCAAGCATTTACAGACCTAAGACATGGTTTAAGATTATTAAATACACTTAATGGGAGAGAACCTAATGCCTATATGGATGAGTAACGACAAAGAGTTGCGATTTGCAGATATGGGCGAAGATTGCGTAGCAGTAAATATGTTTCTTTCAGATGAAGACTTAATACTCGGCGTTATGCTAACAAGAGATGAAATTGAAAACTTAGTGTATAAGTTAGCAGAATACTGCGGAATCCCGTTTTTTAATAAAGGAGGGATAAATCTAAATGGTTCGCTTAATGACAACCTTTCATCTTGAGCGTAGTCGCTATGATATACGCCATTTTTATGAATGGCTTGGCTACAAATGGGGCGACCATATAGGTGAATGGTTAGAATTATATGGAAATACCGAAGGTAAGCAAGTTCATCGTGTTTGTATTATTGCGCCCAGAGACCATAGTAAGTCAACAACTCTTCGTGTAAAAATACTACACATGTTACTTTTTGAAAAGTGGCGTGGCAAACCTTTTACTATTTGGTTATTTTCTGCAAATAAAGACCTTGCTATGAATCGTCTTGAAGAAATACGCCAAGACTTAAAAAGGCATCCCGAATTATCTAAAAAAATAGATACAACAAAAGGTAATAGATTTGAATTGCGCTTAACAAACGGCGCATGGATTAAGGCTACATCAGTTGGTTCTGGTATTCGTGGTGAGCATCCGGCAGCAATTGCTCTTGATGATATTATTGACGACCAAAATGATATGTCTTATGACACATACCAACAGTGGTTTAGAAAAAAACTAACACCTATGCTGTCACCTAAAACTTGTTTATTCTGTGTCGGAACACCAATGTCTATGAATGACCTTTACCATACTGAAATGTTAAACAACGACGCATGGGAAACATGGCAAAAAGGCGCAATTGTAAATTATGATGAGTGGCGCAATGACCCAGACAATGAAAAACCTGTTTGTCTATGGCCTTCTGAAAGACCTCTTGAGTTTTTACTTGAGCAAAAAGAAGCAATTGGAGAGTTGGCTTTTGCGCAAGAATATCTTTGTAAGGTAGTTGACGACGATAGCGCAGTTTTCCCACAAAGCATTACCAGAAAAAATCTTAGTATGGATTCTATACTGCAAAAAAATAAATTGCATGAAGGCGATTATGTTGTTGGGTTCGACCCTTCTCACGGCATAGGAAAGGACTATACGGTAGCAATGGTGCTAAGACAAGACAAAGACGGCAATGTTCACATAGTAAATATGTGGAGGCGCAACGATTTCCCGCCTGCAAAACAAATTGAAATAATTGCAGAGTTAGATGATTCATATAAGCATCCTATTTTTGCTTTTGAAAGCGCAGGGTTTCAGTCTTTGTATCAATCACTAATAAATCAACATGGTTTAACGCTAAATATGAAAATGAGCAAAGTATCTAACAAAACTCTCAAGCAAGGACTGTTAAATCGGCTTCGTGTGTGGTTTGAGCAAGAAAAAGTCATTATACCTTATGGAAACGATGAAACAAGGCGTGTTATGAGCATATTACTTGACGAATTAGAGTCACATGTATGGAAAAACGGCGATATAGTTGACAAAGGTAAGCATAACGACACTGTAATGGCACTTGCGCACGCCATAGACCAAATAAAAACGGCCACAAACGGCGGTTTAGCAGTCGTTGGAGGCACTTTAGACGCATCACAGTGGACTACGGGAAAAAAATCTAAAAAAATAACAAGAAATAGGCGTTTTGTGCCGTTTTTTTAGTTTATAAACGCAATTTGGAAAAAATATGGGTAATTTTTTGAGGTGGTTGGCGTTGCGTGCGCCGTCAGTGCGCATAGGTTTTGGCGCAAAAAAACGCATGACTGCGAGCCTGTTATTACTTTTCAGCGCAATTTTATTAATTTTGACAAAATCGGTCTTTTCTGAACATTATTGATACTATCTATTCGATGCACTGCAAGCCATTTTGCGCAAATGGAGGTCGTCGGTTGAAAATAGGCCGTTGTAAAATCGAATGACGGCGAGCCTGTTTTGAGTCATATCTCTGCTGATTTGTTCGATTGTTGGCAAAATTGCGCCGTTTGAAACCGATGGACTGAGAGCCTACCGTCAAACAATAGGCTTCCAGTGATGCGTTTTTGATAATTCAGTGGTTGATTTTCAAATTGACTTCATTGATTGAAAACCGATAGACTGCGACCCTCCCGACTTCCATAATTACCGTATATTTTCATAAATCAGCACCCTTTTTTCTCGATTCCGGTAATTTTTGCGCTGTTATGGTAATTTTACGGAAATGAGCAAAATGAGCAAAATTGAGTAATATCCACTATTGAAAAACGACGCACTGAAAAATTGACAGTTGAAAAAATCAAAAAAATTGCTCAAAATTTCAGCCTCGCAGTCTTCATATCTCGCCTTCTTGCATCATCATTTTGCGCCGTGATTTTCAAAACCGTTGCACTGCGTTTTTCAGAGAGACCGAAATCCAAAGTCGAAATCCGGTAATTCAAACTCTAAACGATAGACTGAGAAGCCGACAAAATCTCAAACCGTTATACTGCTCTGCATTCGATGGACTGCGAGACCGACGGCCCCTATCGGCCTGTTTTTCTCGGACATCATTGGCTTGCAGTGTCCCATTTAGTGAAATCCGGCGAAATTGCCAAAATCGGCGCAATCGGTGACGGAAACCGGAAAAATGGAAAATTGCTCTTAGTCCTAACAGGCTTGCAGTGTTGCGTTTTCATTTTCTAATCGTGGCACTGAGAGCCTGCTCTGCTCAGAGAATCTCAACAGGCTTGCAGTCCATCGAATAGCCCGAAATGCGCCGAATTGAGCCGACTCCTAAACGATAGACTGCGAGGCTGTTTTTTCCGGCGCAATTTCAAAACCGTGACACTGCGAGGCTGTCAAGATTCTGGAAAAAAACCGTTGCACTGCATCTTGAAAACGATAGACTGAGAGCCTGCTGAAGATGCGCCATTTCGCTGAAACCGTGATACTGCGAGGCTTATGGCTCTCTATACAACGGTTTTACTCAAAAAAGTGGTGTAAAAAGTAAATCGAGGGACTGCAAGGAAGTTTATATGTAGTTTATCCACCCCTGCATCCAATTTTTGCGCCACTTTCAACCGAAATCGGTTATAACCTGAAGGAATAAGGAGTAAAGCGAGGTATAGTAATGTTGCAGAACATCGTAACCAAAATTATGATTGTATTGCTCGCAGTTGGCTTATTTGCGCCAGTTGTAGCAATCGCAATCAATCAGCATGAAGAACGACCGACCCCAGTAATGGAGACCAGTGAGCCGATGGCAGAACTCCCAGAGTTCAAACCACCAATGAGCAGACATGCGTTTAAGCGAGCAGTTCACCGTTTAGAATTAGCAAGCAAGCGCAAAAATCTCAAGGGCGCACTTCTTAGAAGGGTGCTAAATGGCACGCAGTCTAACGATTCAACCGAGGAAAATGACACGGTTGAAATCAAAACAGGCTTGCAGTGTGCCGATTGTGGATGCCTTGAAGAACATGGATATGCAATAGATGAAGAACTAAATCCGGCGCAGTGTGCCGATTGTTACTATTATCCAACCGTTGAAGAGGTTGAAATTACGACGAGGAAACACGCAAAAAGCCGAGCAGTTGACTGTTTTGCATGTGGGGTTTCAATCCATCAAGGAGAAACTAAGCACATGATGAAATACGAAAATATGCACACCAAAAAGGCACACTGCGACCAATGCGCTGATGAAATCATAGGTCTAAAGGCTGATGAAATCATTACCAAACAGGCCCGCAGTCAATCGTTAAGCGCATTAATTGCGCCGATTTTCCTTGCCCTCGTAGTTTCCATATTTGCGCCTAAACTGGCTTTCAGTGTGCCATTCTTAGCAGTTGGAAAAATGCACTTGAGCGCAGAATTAGAAGCATGTAAAGCGGAAGGCTACAAAATACGCAGTCATTCAAAGTCAAATCCTGCTAAGTGCATTTCCTGCAAATGCGAGATAACCAAAGGTGAATTGAAAGCAATGCTTCCTTACGCCGGATATACTCAAAATAAGGCACATTGCAGAGAATGCGCCCATATTACATGGGTCAAGATTTCAGCAAATCCAACCCCAAAAGTTGAGCCAAAAACCGACCCCGTTCCAGAGCCAAAACCGGAACCGGCAACCCAACCAAATGAGCCGACTGCGCCAAAGGTCGCAGAGAAAATTAAGACACAAATCAAAGGAGATAAGGGGTCTCAATTGGTTGAATTAATTGCTCAATTGGGTGGAGTTGATGAAGCGGAAGTCCGTCGAATTGTCAATGAGGAAACGGCGCAAATTCAAGAGAAGTTTGCCGACCAAATCAACGACCAGTTAAGCAAAATCAGCAAGCCGACACTTCTTGAAATCAAGCCTATGAAGGGCGAGAAAATCAAGATTGAAGGAGTCCAACACCACAAGATGACTCAATTGCTGTTCTATATCATGAAGACACGCAATGAGAATAATCTGTATCTATGGGGTGACGCCGGAACCGGAAAAACTCGCATTTGTGTGGATTTATTCGGACTATTGAAAGCCGGTGGATGGTTCAAGGAAATGGGCTTGAAGAAGGCCACAGTTGAGAAGAATGTGTTCATTCTCAGTTGTAACAAAGACATCCAATCTCAAGAGTTGTTAGGCCGTGAAAGTCCGAGATTCTTTGATGATGGAAGCGGAAGGCCTGCCGGCGAATGGGACTTCATTCTCGGCGCACTATTGCCCGTTTTCCGTGATGGTGGAATAATTTGTCTTGATGAGATTGACCGTCTTCATGAATCAACTTTGAGCGCATTGAATGCAATCTTAGCGAATGGGTTCGTATATACTCCAAAAGGCGAGAAAATTGTGCGCCATCCGGCTTGCGTTATTGTTGGCACTGCTAACACAAAGGGCAACGGTGGAAGCGGAAAATACTCGGCCACAAGACAGCAAGACGGCGCAACTCTTGACCGTTTCACAGGTCGGAAAATCCACATTGATTATGACCCTGCAATTGAAGATTCAATCGCCGGAAGTGCTGAACTGGCGCAAAAGTTCAGAGACATGAGAAACGCATTTGAGGCACATGGACTTGATGAAGCAATTATCTCATACCGTTCTATAATCGTTGCACGCAATGACATTGAAGCCGGTATATCTCAAGAATATGCGCTGTATAATATCGCTTCCCAATGGGGAGAGGAAAACGCATTCAAGGCCGGATTTACCGAAGTCCCTACCTTTGACTTTTCAAGTGCGTGGGGTGGCGCATAATCGGGACACTGCGCTAATGAAACAGTTTGAAAATATGCGCAAATTCTGAAATAAAACGAGGTGAAAAAATGTTCAATCCAATCTATGAATATGTCTGGAACGCAGACACAGAAACTATGGAGAAGGGCAAGAAAGTTGAGGTCTTCCCTAACAAAGTAATGCTTGAGGAAAATCGCAACCCAAAACCGATGAACGGCGTTCAATTCCTTGAGGTTGAAGGGTGGTCTAAGTTCAACTTCTTTGAAAGCCCACTTCACTTGAACAAATTTTTGCGCAATGAGGTGATTAAGAAGAACCCTCAGAACGGTGAAAAGAAGATACGCCACGCTGAATGGTTAGGTGTCCCAAAGGAATTGAGAAAGACCTGCGGAACATATCAAGACCTATACGACCAGTTGATTGTTCACCCATCAAAAGCACCAGAAAAAATCAAGCAGGCTGTTGTTAATGCACTGCCTAATGCAATACGCAATATTTTGGTTGAATCCGAGCGATGGAGTGACATCAAAGGCGATTTGAACCTTGATAGAATCTTTGCAGGAAAGCGCAAATTTATGAGAGAACAAATCATTCAAAACGAGCCTACCAAAGTTATTGGTATCGGCGTTCAAATGAATGCACTGAGCCACATTAACGCAGAGGTTTTGAGCATTAGGGGAGTCGTTGCCAGTATTGCGGTTGAGTGCCTTGAAAAATTAGGCCACTCGGTTGAACTGTTTGGATATACTCATTCAAGTGGGACTTACGGAAACGGCGCAAGCACCAATACATTTGTCTGCAAAATCAAGAAGGCAGGCGAGAAAATGGCGACCAGTGCGCTGATGAACCTAACCTCTTCATGGTGTTTTAGAACTGCGGTTTTCGCAGTCAATAACCACGCAAGCAGGAACAGCAGAAAAGCAGAGGCAAGAGGTCAAGGCGGTTCATTGAAGATGAACGACACAAGCGCAAAATACCTTGAGCAACTCATACCGTCAATCACCAATTTCGCTATACTGCGCTATGTCCCAGAGTCTAACGGCTTCATCGGCGAGATTGAAAAGGCAGTGGATGCGCTTCTTGATGTTCTTGAGCCATACATTTGAGCAAAACGATAGACTGCGAGCAAGTTGGAGGTGAAAATAAACTAAAAAAAGGGCATAACGATTTGATGTTGAACCGTGTCAAATCGGCCCACTGAAAGGCATAACGGTTCATTTTTTTATTTTTTTGCGCTAAATTTTTCTTCATTGGCGCAATTTTTCAAAATCGAATCAGCGCAAGCCTTGAAAATTATCCGAGCAGATTTCCCAGACCAAAAACCCAAACCGAAAAAAAAGTGCGCTCTGAAAAAAAATTGCTCGGCGCAGAAAAAATCGGTCTCGGTGTGCCTATATGCGCATGAAGTTAATACAGAATTATTTTGATATTTTACGGAGTCGAAACCAGTCCTTCAAAATCACCATTTCAACGAGTCAATCAAGTAGGGGGTTTATATCCCTCTATATGATAGGGGAGTGCATGGGAGATAGCAACACCGACCCACCACAGTCCGACGAACAGCCGACCTTATTCAGTGCAGAAATGCAACACTGCGACACTATGGAAGTGTCAACAGTGGTGTATATTATGCCGGAAGAAACCGAGTTGAATACTGAAACTCTGATGCAATTCGTTGAAGATGTAGCCAACGAAACGCAATCCATGCCATTGACATTCATGGTTTCAAAAGGCGACACAATCATAGTAAGAGGTGGAACACAATGAACGCAAGCGATAGAAGAAAGATAGCAAAATTGGCGAAGACTGCGCAGAATGCTTTGGGAGTTCTCGAAGACCTTCGCAGTGCAATAGAAGAGATGGTTTCAGACGAGGAATCGAAATACGATAACATGTGCGAGCGTGGGCTTGAATCCTCTCCTATGGGAGAGGCAATCGAAGAAGCAATGAACGCACTTGAAGAAGCATTCGCAGAAGTTGACGAGGCGCATACCAATCTTGAAAGCGCAATCACTACAATGGAGGAATTACAATGAGCGCACCACAGGACAACGAAACGATTTACAGCCGAGGCTCTAAGATTGTCAAGCCTAACGGCGAAGACTGGCGCAAGACCGTTCTTCATGTGTGCAGAACGGGCGAAAAAGAGCAGTTCTATACCTTGTATATCACGCACATAGTAAAAGAATCAAAGTCAAGGTTCCACTATTCCCGATGTTGGTTTCAAAAGAATCTATCATTAAAACTCGATAAAGCGTTAGACTGCGCAGTTAATTATGCCCAAACTGTCAATGTGTGCATTAACTCTGATGAGGTCGAGGTCAAGTATCACGAAGAACCGAGGTTCGTTTATCAAGAAATGGATGCCTTCGGCGCAAAATTCAAGATGGCTAAAAAGCGCACCGTATGGTGGGCAAACGCAACATCAGAGTTTTGGGATGAATGGAAACAGCGCAAACAGCAAATCAAGGATGCAGGTTATTGGGTCAAGAGAGTTGACGGCGGTAAGTGGCTTGTATTCAAGCGCATAGAGGACATTGAAAAAGTGTGGGAGAGTGATTGAGATGAGTGGAGAACCAAACTGGCTACCAGAGAACCCCGAAGTAAAGCCATGCGCAAACTGCACATGGCGATATACCGTTGACGAAATGGCTAAACTGCACTACATGTATAACAACGATAGAGTTCCACTTGCCGAGCCTGCGCACATCTGTCCGGTGTGCTTAGAGTCCAAAGAGGTTCAAGACAAGTTCCAAATCGAAGTCGCTCGCAGTGGAAAAATCAGAAGAAATGGTGATTGGGAGGCGCATAAGAGTTTCATGAGAGTTCTGCGCCATACCCATGAGGCCTATATTATGGGTAAGAAAATGAGCAAGCCGATTGAGCCGAAGCACATAACGCAGTCCATAGTGCGCAAAGAGATTGACGGCACTAAGTTTGATATTGGCTTCGTCATTATACCTAAGCGCAAGTGGGTCAATAAGATAATTCTGCGCTATGCGATTGACGGAAACCCTGCAATCATTTCAAAATTGAAAAAGGCAATTGACTTTTACTCTAAGCCTCTCAAGCATACACACCACATATACGGGTTAAAAATCCTAAAGAACGCAGTTCTAAAAGGTATGCCGGACATACACAGCAAAGAAATTGAGTTTCACATTATATCGAAACCAGTTGAGGGAGATGTCGCATGGTGTAGCAAAAGCGCAAATGATTTCTTGGGCTTTTTTGAGAGAATCATCAAAGAAAACATTGACGAGGACAAAATCAAAATCTTTGATATGTTCATTCAATCAAAGGAGTTGGTCGCTTGATTAGCGCAACTCTTGAAACTCTGCTCTGCTTGCTGTTCATCATTTGCGTAGCATGGGTATATTCGACACTTACCGAGTTCCTACTCAATAATGCGTCTGTGGCGGTTTCTGACGGCGTTGACTCCCCTCCTGTCAACAATGTTGCTATACCTGCCGAAAACGAAACACCACAGCGCACCCAATCTCATCAAGACGACTGCCACGCTTGCGCAGGCACTTGCAGAGCATCCCACATGAAGTGGGCTAAAGGGAGGGCTTTGGATTATCTGCCCCACGACCCACAGAACGCAGTTGCGTCATTCATTTCAGATATGGGTAAGCATCCAAAAACGCAAGACCTTGCGCTAATCGCAATCCCTATGGCGCAACTTGCCTTAGTTGATACCCCCGAAGGATTGAAGCGCATGATTGAAGGATTCAATGAGCATTCATGCGATTGCTCAAGAGGTGATGCGCAATGAGTTTCATTCTCTATATTTTGGGCGCATCCATTTACTTGATTATTTTCCCGTTGCTTATGGCATGGCTAATCGAAGCGGTTGAAACTAAGAATCGCACAAGGGTTATAAACAGGTTAAGCATCGGAAATAACAAGGAGGCATAAAGTATGGCTACACTAAGAACATTTGGCGAAGGACTTTTTATTGACGCATTTGGCGAGCGGTATAAGGTTTTGAAAGGTTGGGAATCAATGACCGGATGGTATTGGTTCGCAACAGAATTAAACGACGACGGGGTTCATTTTGGATTCGTTCAAGGATTTGAAGAAGAGTTCGGTTACTTCAGCGAAGAAGAATTGAAATCAAGTCCTATGGTGTGGGAAATCAAGAAGATAGACCTACCCTACGCAGGGCGCAGAGACAGACCACAAGAGAGATTAGGTAACGACCCCTTCAAGAAGCACTTCAGAAGGCACAGCAAAAAGGGGGCATCACAATGAGCGCAGACTTCTTGAGGAATGTTAGAGAAATCCCTGCGGATTATGAGCCGGTCAAGGTTCTATCCCTTGCAGGTGAAGACTCCGTAGGAGTTCTATGCAAGAGGCCCGACGGTGGCATTTCTGATATACTGGTTCGCTTGAAAGGCAAAGCCTGCGCAGGCGTATGCCCTGCGTGTGGCAGAGATATGAAAGAGATTCAAACCGGAACTTTGGTTTGCTCTGTGAATCACATTCTGGTTGTTATGACTAATGCGCAAGCAACCTCAGTTACATTATCCCCTTCTTCTAAGAAGAAGGTGCGCATCCTAAACAACAAGAGAAGCGCAGTTATTCCACCATCTAAGAAAACAACAATCAAAGAAAAGCACGACGCAGACATTGCTGAAATTGTGCGCAGTGCTATGCAGAGCAGGGGGGTGAACCAATGAGCAAACCAAACTTTAGGAGTCGTCTCAATCCGGCGCATGACGCACAACAACAATGGGTTGACTCAAACCTTTGGTGTGCTTGCTCAATGTGCGGTAAGGCACTGAACAAACCCTTCGGGAGAGAGCGCAGTCATGCCGAGTATATCATAATCGAATCGAGGGCATCCGTCGGTTCGCCATCCACCCACAAAATGCGTGACGCATTGCCACAAAAAATGCACATCGGACTTTGTTGCATAGACAAATTGACGCAGGGGGTGAACAACTGATGCGCAGAAACGAATGGGGCGAGCCTGTTGAAGATGTTGACATGTTCGGCAACCCTGCCGGATTGACTGACGGTAGCGGTGTAATCAATATGCGCAACGGCACTTTCGTCGGAACACATGACTATGACACCATCAGACTGCCCGATGAATTAGGCGGTCAATGGTGCGCAGTTTTACATTCAGAAATTGTCAACCTGCCCGACGGCAGAATTGGCAGATACCACACACTTTCCCATGATGAGATTGACTGCATCAGCCTGCTTAACGGCGACGGTGCGCTATGGGTGCGCAAGGTCAAACCTGCACCCTGCCAACACATCAACTATGTTGAGACTTTAGATGGCGCAGAATGTCTTGATTGCGGAGAAAAATATGAAGGAGAGGAAGAAGAATGAGCGAAGAAACATATAGAGACCCGTCTAAGTTTTATGAAGTTGACAAAGAGCGAGCATCACAAAGAGCGCACATGGTCGGTTTCAGATTGCGTGATGCGTGGGAAGTATGCGGTTTTGAGAATGAAGATGGAGAAAGATGCACAAAGGAGTATTACCCTCACAGAACTGGAACAAGCCCTCACTGCGCAGACTGCACACCAAAGGCACAAATCAAGAAATTGAGAAAGGCGCACAGAGAGCAACATGATGAGATAATCAGATTGCGCCGAATGTTAAACGGAATCAAGGAGTTGATAGAATGAGTGATACAGATGAAGTGAACAAGTCATTGAATTATTTGATTGGATTCAAGGCGGAAATGACTTCCGATAAGAAGCATCATACTGAAGTCTTGATAAAAGAAGTTAAGCGACTACGAGCGTTGCTTGAAGAAACGAATCAGCACCTTGACCTAATGGTTGAGCGATTTGGTATTGAAGCGTTGGTGGAAATGGTAGGTGAACAGGAATGAGCAAAATATACTGCGGAATCGCAGACGCATACGGAATTGACTCTTTCTTTGAGGTTGAGGAAATAGGCTCTGCGCCTTCGCCCGTAGCAATGAGAGCAAACTGCAACAGACACAGGCACGCCGTTCTGTATTGGGTCGAGTTGTCAGATGAAAAAGCGCAAACTATGTTTGAAGAATTAAAGAAGGCAGAGCAGGCGCAAGATTATACAAAGCCGTTGTTGTTGCTCAAAGACCCCGACTTCGTTGAGAACATTTCATTTGAGGCGCAATTCGCCGGTTCATGGATGCAAATACCTAACCCAAAGTTAGACCCGTATTACGGAGGTGATGAGTGATGGTGCAATTTCCCGCAGTCGTTGTTGATGTTGGAGATGGCGCAGACTTCACCATATTCTCATTCGGCACAGTGAACAGACCTTCAACAGTCGCAAGAAATGAGGCTAATGAATACGCAAAGAAATGTTTGCTATCTGCGCAACCACCAATACCGCATGAAATCTATGTCGTCAATTCGCAAGAAGATTTTGACGCAATTCTTGAGAAGAGAACAGAAGGCTTGAGAAGAAGGGAAGAGATTCAAGCAAAAATATGGCGACTTGAGAATGAATTGGCGCAGGCTAAGAAGGAATTGAAGCAGGTGAAGGCGGAAGAACACTACGCAAAGATTCAAAGGGGGTTGCGCAGACAGGTGGCGAGCAGACGATTGGGTGAAAAGACATGGGAGGCGAAACAATGAGCAACGCATTCACCGCAGACCGAGAAAGCCCGAAGTCAAACAGAAGAAATCTTTTGATAAGGTTTATATCACTGGTTTCGATGGGAGTATCAAGGAGAGTAAGAAAATGACTCAAACAACATGGATTGAAATTAAGCCGTCGGGCGAGACTAATGTAATCTCGCATGACGAGGACATAACGATGGAACTACTTCAAGAGAAGGTCGGAGGATATTTTGAGAACTGCAATTTTTCAAGAGGAACGCCGTTCTTCTTGAGGGTATCAGAAGACACATTCGATTGCTTTGAAGTCGAAGAGTTGTGGTGTGATGAAGATGGGCAGGCCAAACAATTACAATTCAACCCTCTGGGAACCTACTGCGCATATAACAAATCACCCGAGCATTCACCTAATTTGATTGTCGGGGTCGTTGTTGCTAAACTGCGCAAACTCGATTATCAAGCAAACCAAAGCACAGTTTTTGAAACTATGACGGGACTCAGTATGTTTGAGTTGCGCAAGGAGTATTTTCAAAGTCACATGTTGCCTATCTTCGGCTATGAAGAGGGGGTGTATGAATGAATAACATGAAAGAAGTAGTCAATGAAGCGGTTGACTTGTTTATGTTTTTCCTTGAGAATAGAATGGTTGTTAATCCCGATTTGGGAGTTCTCAAATCAGACGGAACCAGTGCATTCAAAGCCCTTTCAGACGAGAATGCGCAGAAGATGCAAGAGTGTATTGATATATGCGTAACCATTCTGAAAGAAGATTATGAGATTGATGCGTATGAAATCGCTATGTGGCTCACTGTTCACATGGGGATTGGTCGTCATGTTCAACTTAGGTTAGACGGTGACGGTGGGGAAGAATCGAGATACTTCAACAGAGAGTATATAGAGAGGATTAGAAGCAACATGTTTGACAATTTCGGAGTCAATGTAATCAAAGATTATGCCAACGAGAGTGCGCAAACCCGTTCAGAAAGGCGTGCTTCTTACATGATAAAGTTGATTTCAGAAGTCCAAAACCTTCACCCGATTTTTGACGACAGCGAGCAAACAAGCGCAAGCAGTGGAGGCTTTACAGCGATTGCCTTAGTCACCGACCTTACTCCTTTGGGATGGTCTGACATAGTCACAAAGGCAGTAACAAAGGACTTAGGGGGCGCATATACCGGACAAATCGAGTCTGCGCCCGAAGATATGAAAGACGAAGTGGTTAGTTGCCTTGATGATTATTTGTTGAAGACCGGAGACTATGATGACGACCCGACTAAGGAGTGGGACTAAATGAGTGAAGAAAATCTTACAACTATTTGCATGGAAGCGATGAAGAAAATGACAGATAAGCAGTTAGAATGGATAATCAAATATGGCACAAGTCGTTTGCATGACCGCTTGTATTATCTCAAAAAGAAAACAGAAGGAGGTGAAAAATAAATGAGCGCAGAAGATTTAGATTGGAGAGAATTGAGAGAGAATTTCAAGCGTGCGATAGAGCCGGTTGCAGAAATAGCAGAAAGAAACTTAGTAAAGTTGACAGAGATAACAGACTTGACAAAGTGCGCAATCTCAGAATTAGCAGAAGTTCTAATATCAATATCACAAACAAGTGACGACCCAGAAATAGCGCAAAAAAGCATGAAGGGTTTGACAACTCTGAAAGATTTCGGTTTCAACTTCAAAGAAATCATCACAAGGGAAATAGAGGACTGAGTATGCGCCGAGTTTTTGAGCGCAAAAATGCGAATCCTATCAAGGGGATGCCGAGAAGAAAGCGAAAGCGTTGTCCCGTTTGCGATAAGTGCGTAAAGAAAGCGACACACTTAAACGAAGATATACTCACGACATATTACTGCCAAAACATACAGTGCAGAAGGTTCGGTTTTTTGACGGTAATTAATTAGGTGAATAAAATGAATATGTTTCCAACAGAAGAAGATGAGAACGGCAACCCCTGCCCGTTTAGGTCTGGGCGCACGCTATGCGACAAGCACATGAAGATACTGGTTGAAGTCTATCAAATGGGTGGCTCTGCGGTGATTAGACACGGTGCTACACCGGACATGATGCCACTTACAAAAGCGCAAACGCCACTAAGAGGGGGTTATCCACATCACCCGATGACAAAGTGGATAGGTGACTCAAGAGCAAATTATCTTTGGGCTATGTATTACGGCGCAACTATCGCCATCGAGTATGAAAAGCGATATGGCAAAGAGCATTTTTGCGCCGAGAAGATAGAAGAATTATTTGAGTTGGCGCATCTTATTCCCGAAGGCGAAATGACTCCGATGCCTCGTTGTTTTAATCAGAGCAAAGGAGAGAACCTTGACCTTCTTGATGAATCCGTTTGGCCCAACACCACCAAAGCCTATCGAGAGTTTTACCGCAGAGATAAAAAGAACATAGCGAAATGGGAAAGGGGGCGCAGTGCGCCGTTCTGGTGGACTAACGATTTCATGTATGGCGTTCAGTATCATGTATCTTGATGCGCAGATTTATAACAACAAGTTAAGTTGACATTTCCAATGCAACCGTTTAGATACTGCGCAGAATGGATAGTTTCAAAGACAGAAGATGTTGTTGTTGAGCGTTTTATTGGTTGGCGCAGAGCAGGCAAGCGCAGACTGTTTCAGCCCTTTGCTATTCTGAAAGTAGGACAATATCGCATTGCTCTCGATGGAAAGAGCGCAGTTTGGGATTTCATTAACGCAATACAACCCAACATGCCAAAGGCAGTAGTCAATCAAGGTATGAAGGGCGAGTTTGTTCATGAGCAACCGTTTGCTCAAGACCTGCAAGATTTCATAGTGGAATCGCAAACAGACATTTTGGTTTTTCAGTGCGCAATACAATCAATCCCCGAACCAAACTCAACTTCGGTTTATTCGGGCTACACCGCTACACACATTAAAGCGCAAACTACCCCCGATGTTGTTTTGATACCGCCTGTGTCGTGGGGAGAATCTATGTTCGTTTGTTTGCCTATGCGCACGCACGACAAGATAAGTTGGTTGCCTTCACTGGTAGTTGGAGACTACCCTCGGATAGTCATTGCGCAATCGTTGAGCGAAAGCAAACAGTTTGATTTGGAAACCAGTGTTTTGATTTCAAGTGTAGTGTTAGGAAAAGGTGACTGTGCAGACATGCGCCCACATACTTCGTTCAAGCGCACAGAACCACAAGCAATTATTTCTTCTATCGCAGAAACTCATCATGCTCTTTGCGACTCCGACTACATGCCTGCGCCTTGCGCTATGCGTTGGTTCGATGATAGAACGGGAATGCGTTTCAATGAGATTGATGAGATTGAGTTTTCAAGAGCAGGCAATCTATTCTTTTTGGTCGCCGGAAAGAATTAGGAAAGAAATAAACGGCGCACTGCGTTACGATTTAATTTATTCTTTCAATTATTCTTAGGGTTTTAGAATTAAAGGCGACCTTTATTATTAACTTTCAAACATATAAGAAGAAATAAAAAAATAATCCGTGAAAGGGCGACTGCGTGCTATTTATTTTTTCTCAATTCTTTCAGAACCGTAAAAAGAATTAGGTAGGTTTATACCAAGCACCCACTTAGTCCGTATCATGGCAGATAGTTATATGTTCAGCACAGTCGGAGAAACAGATTTCTATATCAAACCCGAATGCTTGACTGCTACTCATCTATTGATAATCAACGGCCAGTCACCGAGCAACTTGCCTTCTATCTTAGGTATAGAGTTGGGAAGAGTGATTCATGAAGAGGCTAAGGTCGGCTTCATTACCTCAAAGCATGTTCTAACGAAACCGCACAGGATATTGAACGAAGGCAACCCAATGTGGTCTATCTTTAGATACAAAGATACATTGGTTGTAATCATAAATGCGCCTCCCATTGTGAGCCGACAGATGGCAGTTCAGCGTAATGAATGGCTTTTCAATTATCCGCCCATCAGAGATATTGTTATGCGCTTTAGAAATGTCAAGAAGATAGGGACTCTAACGACATTTGCGTTAAACAGATTATACATTGAAGACACTACATTCCCAGACGAATGCGTAAAAATCAAAGGCGCAGAGTTGGGACAAGAAGAAACGATTGATGCGCTTCAAGATATGTGGTCGTGGTTGCCGGTTGAGATAGGCACTATGATGGGCATTGATTCTGCAATGTATGTTATGCCTCCCGAAACGGCAAAGGCCACAAACGCTAAACAGATTTTGCCTGCAAAATTCAAAGAAATGTGCGACATGCTTCGCAAAGACGGCTTCGCAATACCTCCTTATTCAGCGAAAAGAGCGCAAGATACTTATACTGAATTAACTTCGGAGGCTTTAGAAGCAATCAAAGAATTGATTGGTGCAAAGATTGAGGAATCAAAAATATCGAATGCAGGTGTGATGTTTCAATGACGGAGGATATATTCGACAGAGTGCAAAGGTTTTGCGACATGAACCATCTTGTTGATGTTGCAGACAAAGTTCCTATATTCATTTGTAGCATCGGCGCACACATGTTCAATTCTGTGAACAAGTGCCACATGTGCGACTTTGACCCGTTGACCGCAGACGAAGGCGCATTTGTAATTGACAATTGTCCTTTGCGTCATAGCGACTACCCGATATACATGCCTGCATCCCGCCTTACAGATACAAGAATACACATTTTGATGAGAGGCGCAAAGGGTTCTGGTAAGAATGTATTGTTGGATTTGTTTTGCGCTGAACACACTGGACTTTTGTGGAACAGTAAGGCAGACGAAGGAGAGGGATTCAGAACCATGATTGGCGCAAACAGCATCACAGAAGCAGGTATGTTTGGCTCGGTTAATGATGAGGGGCAGATTATGGGCAACCCGATTGCGAGACACATGTGCGGAGGATTTCTTTGCTTTGAAGAGTTTAGTAGTATGTCCGACGCATCCCGTAAAGACCACAGCGTTGACATGAAGAATCAATTGCTCACATCTTTGGACAGTGGCAGAGTCAACAAATCAATGCGCAGTGGTTGGGTCAGATACAATACTCGTTATACAATGTGGGCCGGAACACAGCCTGCAAGATTTGAATTAGAATCCGGTCTCGATAGACGATTCTTCATTATTGACATTGAAATGTCACCGGAAAAGGAATTAGAATACAAGAAGGCGCAGAATGCTCAAGCCAGTATAAGCGCAGAAGAAAGGGCTAAATTAATTGAAGAAGGTATTGAGATGCGCAAGTGGTTCATCGAAAGGCAGAAGAAAGTCTTTGCGAATAAGCCACAAGGATTATCGTTTTCGGAAGAGTTTGAGCAGTGGGTTTTACAGGAATCGGTGCGCAGTTTTGAGAGTGACTTATTCCGCAGACTGGCTATCGGTTATACTATGATGAAGGGCGATTGGGTTGACAAAGAATTGCTTATCATCGAATTGGATGATAGGCTGAAACAGATACTTGAGTCTTCACTGGCTATGCGCAGAAATGTGATGGATGAAGACATTCGCTTGATTCGCACTACATTTTGGGAGAAAGACATTCCTCGCTCAACTCTGTTGAAAGAGGTAGCCAAACTGATTACCGGCAACGACTACACTTCTGCTAAAAGATGGATTGAAGAGTATCTTGTCGGGCAGGCGTGGTTCAAAGAATTTACTCCTAAGAAGATAGGCAGAGGGCGCAAAGGCGTTATGTGCCGATTTGGATTTGATGAGGTGCGTGCGCATGAAAAAGAATAGAATACATTACATCAGTGGTCGAAAGCACAAGAGGTATCAAGCGTTTTTAGATTCTTGCGAAAGGCAGATGAAAAGGCATGGCGCAATGCACAAAAAGGACTTGATTGCAGGGGCTACTAACAAAGAAGGTCAACCTATGCGCTGTGGAGTCCCGATGTCGAGAGCAATTATGTCTTGTCTGAAAAACGACTTGAAGGGAAGGTTCGTCTATCTCGGTGACGGAGTATATGATTTGGCGCAGAGAGGGGTGATTGAGCAATGAGCAGAGTGAGAAAGCCCACAAAACCGAGCGCAAGGAAAAGACGCTATTCTCATTGGGTCGAAAGAGTTGTCGAGTATCTGAAAGAAACAGGAGAAGAGAGAACTGTGAGGTGGCTGTTGGAAAACTTACCGTATGATAGATATTCTCCCACAAGCGCAACAAGTGGTGCGCAAAAATTAACAAGAGAGCCGAGAATAGGCTCTGTTATGGGGGTTTCAAGCGACTTACATGGGTATGATTACCCAATAAAATTGTATTTTTACATAGGTGATTGTGATGAAGAGTAAATGGTTAATCGAACAGAGGCTTGCGCAAGAAGAAGATGCTACGGCTATCGAAGTTTTGAAGTGGATTTTAGAATCCCCCGAATGTCCTCTGTGCGCACATAGAGATAGAAGAGATTTAGAAATACAAGTTTTCAACGGCGGAATCACTACTGCTTATCTTGAATCTAAATACAATTGGGAGATAGGAATAGTTGAAGAACACATGACTGCGCACATGGACTATGACCCAGAAGAGGCGCAAGATGTCGAAAAGGCTCGCAGTGAAGCGATTACTACTCTTGATATGGCGGAAGATGTATTCTCCCGTATCACGACATGGCTTGATGAATGGGAAGCGCAGAAATCTAAAGACGGTATTGACGCAGAATGGCTATCCACTGCTACCCGTCTTGTTGCTCAAGCGAATACCAACATTAAGTTGATTGGCACATTGAAGAAAGAAATCGGTGTTGATTCGCAGATGCTACTTGCGCATCAGCAGGTCAACGGTGTGATGGGTATTCTTGTTGATGTGTTGCGCACTGAACCGAAGTTGTTGAACCAAATTGAAATGCGTATAGGCGCACTGAAAGCCCCGACAATTATTGAAGATGCAGAATGGGAGTTGGTTGACTAATGGGCGTTTCATACAACGGTGGTCGAGATAACTTAGGTTATTCTGTTCGCAGAACTGCTAAAAGAACATGTAACAGTTGCGGTTTTACTACTGTTGCCCGATATAATACGCATCACAAATATGTTGATGGTAAAAAGAAATATTGCGGATATATGAGGTTGGTCGAATGAGCGCAGGCGAACCTATCCAATGGCGTGCGCATTTCAATCAAATGATTAGCAGACCAATTCCCGAATCGGAGTTTCCCAGAATCGTTGAGCGCATGTTTAACGATGGTCTAATTGCTATTCTTACCAAAGACGGGTTGCGTTGGTTCAGTGGCAGATACCGTGTTAGTGCAACGGTGGTTCGTGAAATGTGGCATCTAAGTGAGCATCAATTTAAGCGTTTCAGCCGGTGGGTTTATATGAACGACTCATTTATGGATTTATGCGAGAGGGAAGAAGATGAGTAAAGGACTTGTTTGCGTTGTTGATTTCACAAGCATTGTAGTTTGTGATGATGACTGGTCGCCTAATCATATTGAGCATGTTGGTATCAATACAGTAATTAGTAAAATTAAAACTATTTCAGATGACCCTAAAGCAAAGGGTTATTTGAGAGTCGAAACTTCTGACGATAGACATTTGATGGTTAACGCAGGCGATTGGGGGCCGAAGTAATGGAGTGCAAGAAGTGCAAGCGTCCAACCATGAATGACGATAACATAGAAGGAATGTGCGTTGATTGTTATTATGATGAAAAGCATGGGGTGGTATTATGAGTGGAAAATCATACAGGAAATTCGCAGTGGAGAGAGCAGTGCAAGATTGGGATGATAGTATTGATTGGTTCAGCGCAGATGCGCTTTTACCCAGAGCAATACAAGCGTTGCCTCAAAACCACTGTCACATCAGCGTGTTCGCAGTCGGAAAAGCACTTACTATTCTTGAACTGAAAGGCGCATTAGAATCCCGAAAGGTGAACGGCACTAAACAATACAGAAGATTGGGTGAATGGGATGGGCGTAGTCATTTTCACGCATGATGCGCAAAAATACAGAGTCGGCAATTACATCGAAGGCAATGAGATTACAGCAGACCCTCGATGCGAAGGACTGACTGTTATTGTTCACGACAGAAAACCCAAAGCCAAAACTTATCTTGATTGGCTACCTTATGTTGCGCATAGATTAGTGGTTGTTTGCGAAACCCCACCAAAGGTCAAAAATGAATCAGTGATTTTCGATGGTAAATTTTCCAAAGATGATTACATCAGAGACATAGATGCTACTATGCGTTGGAATGACAGAGCAAAAACTCTTGATAGATGCGCAAGAATACCAATCCCGTTGATGTTGTCTTTTCTGCGGGCAAACAACAAAGACATACGCCTTTGGAGAAATCTTGCTCACGGATTTACTCATGTTCCAGAATCTTTTCAGAGTGCGCTTATCAACTTCGGACACAAGCCGGTGCGCAGAATGAACTACCCGAAGAAAAAGAAAAGCGCAGAAGAATTGCCCAACGGTATAAGATTGAGCGATATTCACTGGCAGTCAATCATAAAATGCGATACCAAAAGCGCAAACTCACTACGCAACACGAATAAGGAACTGCTACCGAATGGTATGAAGAAAACACAGCAAGGTGATGGTTGGTTATGAATTACGGAACTCTTTTTGGATTATCAGTTGTGTTTTACATTTTTTGCTATCTTTTATACGCATACTTTGCGCCAATTTACTATACGCAAAAGGCTCTTAGCGAAGGAATAGTTAGTCACGACAACATAAGTGCAGAAGGTATGACAAATGCCTCGATGTATATGTCGTTGGGCGATGATTAATATACCTTTTCTAACAGGACATACACCGTGACAAAGAATAATGCTAAGTTGCGCAGAACAATAGTGCGCATCTTATTCAACAACGGTGAACTAAGTCGTTTTCAAGTCGCAGAAAAACTACACGAACAAGGTCTTTTCAGAGAGGTTCCGAGCGAATCCAGTCTTTCTGCTCTCATAAGCAAAAATGCGCAAATAGTAAGCGTGGGTTACACAAAGATAGAATTGAGTAACGGAACAACCGTTAGAAACATGCTGTTTGATGTTGACAGGAACTTAATACGGACAGAAGAAGATATTCAGTTGACGATGCCATTCTCAAGTATGAGTAATTCTCTGAAGGAAAAGTGCGAAAGATGCCCTAAGTGCAAACAGATGAGGTATATGCCGGACATGGATGAGTGTTTGGTGTGCATTAGAAAAGGATAGGGTTTATTAGAGTATAACCTTTCGTTTGATACATGGGAGAAAGATACCTTCACAAATCCAACAAAGATACTGGTTTGGATAAAGCCTCTTTTTATGACTGCGGAGAACCTATTCCGCCTAACCAAAAGATGCTTACTAATGAACAGGCTATGGCTTTGAAAACTTGTCCTAAGTGCTTTGCTGAGAATGAAGTTACGCACTTAATATCGCAGAATGGTGCGTCGAAGAAAATAGGTTCAAAGGGGTGGCTGTGATGTTGATTATCGGAATTGCAGGGAGAATGAGAACGGGTAAGACAACTCTTGCGCTTGAATTGCGAAGAAAAATAAAGAAAGTTTCTGGTGGTAAAAAGGTAGTCGCCATTGACTCTTTCGCAGAACAACTAAGGGTCGAAGTGTCTAAAGCACTTTGGCCTAAACTTGGAGATTCTTCTTCAAGATTTTTACTTTTTGAAAAAGAATCTAATGACAAAGAAAGTATTAGACCCTTGTTACAGGCTCTCGGTCAAGCGAAGCGAGATATAATTTCAGTTGATTATTGGGTTGATGCTCTTGAGAAGAATTATTCTAATAAGGGTGCGCATGTTCTTATTGTTGATGATGTGCGTCATCAGAATGAAGCAGACTGGATTCTAAGAAGTGGTGGTATCTTGATTAGACTTAGTGCAAACGAACAGACTCTAAAGGAAAGGGGCGCAAAAGAAGATAGACTTGCGCACTATTCTGAAAACGCAATGAAGCAATCTTCTGACGAAGAATTAGCAAAACCACACAGAGTATTAACTCTCGATACTGGCGGGTTATCCCCGTTGGGTATGATAAAGGCGTTATGGCCTTTTGTTGAAGAAATGATAGGTGATGAACAATGAAATACACAGGATGGAATATAACTACATTTGATGAAGAAGGTAAAGAGCATATCATAACAGATGTGCCTAAGTTTGTAGCCGAAGCGGTTGATGAATACTTACAGGAACTTGAAGAAGATTGGATTGAGGATAGAATCGAAGAAATACACAATGAAATCAGATACTATCGAGAAGTGGAAGCCGTAGCAAGTCTAAGTAAAGCGCAGTTGTTGGATTGGTTGGCGTTAGAGGATGAATTAAACAAATTAGAGGGCGGTGAGGAAGAATGACATTTAAGATTGAAGGTTCGTTTGACGGCGAGACATGGAAACTGTTTGCTTACAAAGGAAATGAGATTGAAGCGAGAGAAGTTGCGCAAAACGCATTTAGAAAGACAAAGTATTTTCAAATCAGAATCGTGGAGATGAAAGAATGAGTGACACGGAAGAAATAGCAAGATGGTGTGGTTACAATACCGCATGGGATATGCTTGTATCTCACAAGACGACAGAAGAGTTGTTAGATTTGCTCAAAGACCTTTTGGCAGAAGATACTGATGGTTGGTTCCTTGAAGAAATACAGGAGATTGCGCATGATGTTTTTGATTGGAATGACCCAGAACAAGCAAGGGCAGACGCAGAGGAAGCGCAATATCAAGCATACCGTGATATGGATGCTGACAATGATGATATGGTGGGATGCTGATTGCGCAGAATCATAAGATACATTTTGAAAAAGATGGGGCTACCTATTTGCGAAATGTGTCAAGATGCTCTTGCGACAGAACCCAAAGATGTTTGTAAAGGATGCGCAGACGAATTACTGGATATTGAAATGCAATACTATCACAGAAATGAAATGGAGAGGATGGCATGAGTGATACGAAAGAGAAAGTAATGAATTGGATTAAACATGAGTGTTTGAATCACTACGGATGGCGTGAAGATTATGCGCTTGAGGTATTGGTTGGAATTATTGCAGGTGCAATTGATGGTAATGATGAGCCATACGGCTATGCTTCGTGGGATGAGATTATGGCGGAGGTGACGGCATGAACATATGGTGGGAAAAACACAGACCTTCTTCTCTGAATGATTTTGTCGGTCAAGAACATTTGCGCAAAGAAATGTCCGAAATAATATCGGGCGCACCTATGCAACATTTTGTTTTCTATTCACCAGAAGCGGGAACTGGCAAAACAACTCTTGCTCACATTCTTGCGCAGGGATTAGGTTACACTATCCACACATTCAATGCTTCGTCGAAGAGAACGAGAGGGATTGAGTTCATCGAAGAAGAAATTGTTTTCCTTGCGAACAGTGGCTACGGTGAAACGATAATACTACTGGATGAAGCAGACCAACTAACCTTGCCTGCGCAGAGCGCACTGAAAGGAGTCATAGAAAACTCCAATGCTTACTTCATATTAACATGCAACGACTTGAGCAAAATAAGCGGGTGGCTTCAATCCCGTTGTCAAGTGCGCACTTTCAAAAGGCACAGTCACGAAACTATGGTTGCGAGATTAGAGCAAATAGCAGACCTTGAGGGTTATGTTTGTGATGAAGAGATTGAGTTTATCGCTCATTATCATGACGGTGATTTGCGCAATGCAATCGGCGCACTTCAAACAGTCTGTCATTTATCAACCGAAGATGCGTGGAATTTCCTCAACTCTTTAGGAACGGGTTTTGACGAAAGAAAATATTTGAGATTGGCTTCGACTGAAAAGGAAGTCGAGCAAGCCGTGAAACTTACTGGCGACATGAATATGCGTAGCGTAATCCGCAAAGTTTTCAACTACGCAATATCCAGTGGCGCAGACCCGAAGTTGATTTACAAAGTGGTCGAAAGCGCAGTTATTTCTGAAAGAGATTTGGTGAACGGCGTGGATGAAAGCATAGTTAGGTGGGACTTCGCAAGAATGCTTTCTGCATAGCGAGGGGTTTATATGAACATCGAGTTTAGGGTAAAATAAGTCGGAGATGAAGAACGATGGTTGACGCAAATATTATTGAAAGAGTAGCAAAGAATGTTGGATGCCCTGTTGACACACTGTTGGCAAAACACCAATCTGTCTTAGAGGCAAACCGTTCAAACTTAGAAAAGACTGGTCTTAGCGCAGAAGATATTGATATGAAGTGCTTGAGAATGGCTTCTGCTGAATTAAGAGTCATTAGCGCAAGACTGCAAAGAAGCGGTTGTGAAAATATCGAAGGCATGTTCATTAGTGTTCCGAGAACAAAAGACATTGCTCAAGCGCAATACAAGAACATGAGTAATCAATTGATGAGTCTTAATGAAGAAGCAAGAAAGGCACTGGTTGCGCAAGGCGTATGTGTCCTGTTTGAGCATGACTCTATCAACGGTGGCTTTACTTATACACACAATCCTTCTTTGGAAACTAAGAAGCCATTTGAAGTTGCTGTCGCAGAAAAGCACTTAGAACAACTACCAAAGGTTGCTAAAGAGTTAGATGACGGCACATTCTTTGCGCTAATTGCTGACAAATCCGCACCTTCATGGCCGTCGGGTAGCCCTAATTACAGATACGGCAGATACAAGCCTCAGAGCGAGCCTATGAGAGACTGTTTATTCTTAGGTCGCAGTGCTGACGATGCTACTATCAGACCTATTACTATCAAGTTCAACGGCGCAGATGCAAAGTTGATACACCCGACCTTTACCACTGGCCGAATACCTGTAAAGATGGGCAAGAACGGTGATGTTGCTTATACTAAGAGTGGTGTTTCGGTATTCAGCGAGGACTCTTCTCTTGTGAGCCTATTCGATGCGCCACCTATGGATGAAGACGGCAAGGGGTTACTGGCAGACCTAACAGATATTGCTTTGTTAACTGGACTTTCAGAGATTGAAACATGGCTCGGTTCTCTTGACGATAAAGCAAGGTGGAATGCGCTGTGCGCACTACCTCTTGAAGTTGCGCACATTGACCCCAGAGAAAACGGTGGCTTCGTCGTGACTTTAGCGGATTTGGATATTACTTCTCCTGTTCCTCCTATTGACTTGTGGGTTTCAAAAGAAGAGGCATTCAAGGTTGACTTCGCAGTTGGTTCAATTGTTTTGGCTTCCGGTGGCGCATGGATTGGTAAGGATGACGGGCTACCACGAATGAGCATCAGTGGTTGGTGGGTCATGGACTCTATCGAAGGCGCAGAAATTGTCGAAGAAGAAGTTGACGAAGAAGGCGCAGAAATGGGATGGTGAAATAGATGGCAAACGCATGGGCTAAAGCAAAGGGCGCAAACAAGTCTGTTCCGGCAGACGAACCTCCAATGCGTGACATGAGGGCGCATTACGCAGAGTTATTCAGTCGCCAACGAGAGCGCACACAAGCAATCCGCATGGCTATGGTCGGTAAGGAAAATACCGCAAAGACTGGAACCGCAATCTCTCTCGCTTTACAGCACTTAGAGAAGGTAGGCAAGCAAGATTCTAATGTAGTGATTATTGATGTTGATAACAGCGCAGTCCAAACTGTGTCTGCTAACTATCCCGATAAGGAAAATATTCAAGTCATTCCTCTCTATGATGAATTGGATGACACAATCTTCAACGAAGATAATTCGACTAACTATACTGCGCTCGTTGACAAGATGGGTTATTTCATTAACATTATTGCGCAAAAATGCCGTGATGGTGAAATCGGCGCAGTGATTATGGATGGCATGTCAACATTCCTAAAGTGGTGTGAACATGCTATGACCGATGTTCTGATGAATCGCTCTAAGAATCCAGTCAATGTTGAAGACGGAGAGAAGTTTAATCAAGCAGAATGGCGCATACGCAATCAATTGTTCAGAGACATTGCTAATCGTGCGCACCAACTACCTGTTGACGCAGTATTCTTTACATTCCATCTAAAGGACAAGAAGCAGTTTGCTGATATTGGTAACGGTCAAAAGGGACTTATGAAGATTGGTGAAGAACCGGAATGGGAAAAAGGCACTATGCGCCTATTCTCTCAACAACTTTGGATGAGCAGATACACTAAGAAGGGCGATTTAGCCAGTGGTGTGAAGGCCGACTCTGCGCTTGAAGAAGGCGCATGGGAAATCCGATGCTCAATTGAAGAAATGAAGGGGTTCAATCAAGAATATCTCGGCACTACTCACACGGTATTGTCGGTGAAAGACGGTAAAGTTGTATGGAATGGCTTACCCTTCTTGACATGGGGTTGAGGCATGACTTCTAAGGCCGTCAAGACGGTTAGAATACATGGCAGGTCTGAAAAGATACATTACGCTGTCGAATGCACGCCTTCGGGAGAGTTTTCATACATTCTTTGCCGAGGATTTCCTTCTGTTGGCAAGCATCAACGAGTTGAGGGAGAGCCTTCTTGCGCACAGTGCAAAAAGATTGCTCAAAAAATGTTCAGAAGAAATAATCAATTTTACCTCAAGCAATAGGGTTTATAACTACATGGAGATAAGGGATTAATATGTGGGAGTTTATCACTATTGACACAGCAGATTTGACAAATCTTCTAAAGAGAACACAGAGAATGGCTAACATTAACGGGAAGACTATCCCGCAAGTTGAAGGCACAATCTTGTATATTGAAAACGACGAAGTGCGCACATTTGCCATAGTTAGAGATGGTGTGTCGAGCATATCTTCTTTTAGCGCAGACATAGAAACTACTATTGAAAAGGACTGGATTGCTGTCTCAAATATATCTTCGCTTTTGGGCGCACTTGCTCATCATAAAGCCAAACAGGTAAAGTTACAGTATAATGATAACAAATTAGTTTTGAAGTCGGCAGGCAAACAGACTACAATTTTGAGCAGTCCAGAAAACCCTGCTTTTGCGCACACTAAAAATACGCTTATGCAGTGGTCGCAAGATAGCAAAGAAAGATTCCTTCATTCAGTAGGGGCAGGCGCAAAATATACTTTGAGGAATGGTGAAGAAGTTGATGCTTGTTGCGAAGTCTTAGTCAATAGCGACGATTTGCGCAGTGCCATTGAGAGTGGTTCGATGAACGGGCAGAAGATACAGGACTATACATTCTATGTTGAAGACGGAAGGTTTTGTGTTGAGATTGGCGCAGAGAGCAAAGGTAAAACAAAGACCGTCTTAGCAGAAGGGGTAGCAGAAACACTGGAACCATCTAAGATTGCCGGCGGTCTCGATAACATTTTGCGCACAGTGAAAAACGAAAGTGTTTCTCTGAAATTCTTTGACTTAACTCCTTATGGGGGCGGTATGTCTCTCATGCTTAGTTTCTATGGCGGTTGTGTATTCCAAAGGGAGTGTGCGAAGGTTGGCAATTGATTTGATTCAGACTATGCTTGACAATCCGCAATTCTCTAAGTCTCTGCGTAGCAGAACATTTAGGAGAGACCCAGAATCACCAACTAAAGAGTTGTATGTGTCTCAAGAAGAAGTTGACGACATACTGCGCAAGATGAGCAATGTGATGTCTTTGAGCAAATTGAGCAGAAAAATCGGCATCATGGCCGTTGTTATGAGAATGGAAATAGGCGCATCTTTGAGCGCAGAACAGATAGCAGAAAGGGTAAATGAAATCATACTTCCACAGCAGAGTCTAAGTGCAACATCGGTTGGTTCGCTAATGAAACTTGTTTGTAGGTGGGGCTTTATTGAAAGGCGTTTCCATACATCAAGAACCGAAGGACTAAAGGGAAGATATGAATACATAAGGGTGAAATAAAATGAATTACGGAATAACTTTTGATTGTAAAGAATGTGGCGCAGAATTGGTAACGGTAATCAAGATAAAGAATGGAATCGAAGCATCTTCAAAGGCTATATGCCTTGAGTGTGGCGAACCTCACCATATCTTGCTTGAAATTAGCCATCCTAAATCTTCCTCTCAAACATACAGAAAGGAATCATGGCTAAAAGACCAGTATGAAACCAATGGTCGAAGTATGGCAAGTATAGCAAAGGAATGCGCAGTTTCTCCGATGACTATTCACAAGTGGTTGAAAACTCACGGAATAAAAACAAGACCGACAGGACAGCGCAAGAAGTGAGAGCATGGATAACAACATGCGCATAGAAGTGATAGAAGGTCATCCCCTTCTTGAAGCGGTTTGGGGCGGTAATTTACCAAAGGCTTCTCAAAAAGGCTACCCTTCTTTCTATGACGGGATGAAGTTTTGGGTTTTATTTATTGACGAAGAACCAGTTGGTTACACAGGCTCATTAGAGATGGAATCAATTGTGTTTGTCGGAAATACATTCGTGCGCAAAGAGTGGCGCAGTAAAGGGTTGCATAGACACATTCTGAAAGTGCGCAATTCCTCGTTACCTAACAAAACTAAGATAACTATACTAAATCCTTTGAAGGGAACACAAATGAAAAATCTTGAAAGTGTGGTATCTTCTCTCGGATATACAAAGGTCGAGTCCTATGAAGATGTTGAAGACTGTATGCACCAAAGGATTTATGAGGACATAGAGAATCATAATATTTGGAGGCTTGACAGTGATAGTGGAGAGAACGAAGAAGAATGATATTTTAGTTCGATACCGAACAGAAGACGGTAAGCGTGCCGAAGAAAGGTATTCGTGTAGCCCATTTTGTTATGTCGAAGAAAGTAGCATAGGTAAATTGACCCCTCCCTTCGCAGTTTTGCCCGATGAGGACTACACTGGACTTTACGGAGAGAAACTGCGCAGAGTTGTTTTTCAAAATACCGATGATTTGTCGAAAGCGTCTAAGAAAGTTAAGACATGGGAGGCAAACATTGCGCACAGCAACAGAGTTCTGGTTGAACACAATGTCAATATCCCGATGTATGAACATAGAACATGGTATTTCGACATGGAATGGATGATTAATTCCGGTAAAATAACAATCATAGTAATACATGACTCCTTTGAAGGTGAGTTTGTGTTGGCGCATCATTCAGACTATGAAGAAGGAATGTATGACGCAATACCTTGTTTGAATCACCCAGAAGGTCTGCAAGAGTGCGCAAAGACGGATAGACCTTTCAAGTTGTTCAAGGATGAAAAAAGCATGTTGGAGTTTTTTGCGCAACTTATGAGAAGAAAAGACCCAGATATTTTGACAGGGTGGAATGTTGTAAATGCTGACATTCAGCAACTATTCAAGAGGTTCAAGGCCAATGGGATTGATATTCGCTCACTATCCCCTATGCGTAAAGTGCGCTTCGACTTCGGAGAATGGGCGCAACCAATCGCAGGCTACAATACAATTGATTTGATGATTGCTTTCAAGAAACTATGGACTTTGAAGAATGGACAATTACCTGCAATGGGATTAGGCGCAGTATCAGAATACTGTCTCAAGGAAACTAAGGTTGAGTTAGAAAACGGACACGATACATATTACAGCGACTTCGGCACTTACTTAGATTACGCAAGACAAGATGTGCGCCTTTTGCCTAAGTTAGATGGTTTGGTTGGCGCACTTGATTACTTTACTGCTATTCAGCACATCGTTCAATGCGACATACGCACGACCCCGTATGTGAGCAAAATATTTCCAATTCTTGCGCTTCGTGATAGAGAGTTTGACAAACAGATACCGAGCAAACCGCAATTCGCTAAGGTTGACTACACTGGCGCAGATATTCAAGACCCCGTTATCGGTGTCTATGAGAACATAGGAATAATGGATATTAAGGCAATGTATCATAGTAATGTGAAACTACACAACATTTGTTGGACTACTCTTGACGAAACAGGTTTTGACTGCGGAAATGGTGTCATGTTTAGCAAAAGCAAAACTGGTTTGCTCGGCAGACAGATGGATAACATGACTGTTTTGCGCAACAAATACAAGAAACTTATGAAGGGTGCAACAACTGATAAAGAGCGCAAGAAATATGATGCGCTACAATATGCGACAAAATCTTTAGTTGCCTCCATGTATGGTGTAGCGGGAGACAGCAAGTGCGGTTTCTATCATCCCGATATTGCCTCTGCCATTACATACACAAGCAGGCAGACCTTGTTCAAACTTAGAGATATTGCGAATGAGTTAGGTTGCACAGTGCGCTACGGACATACTGATTCGATTATGTGTGATGTTGATTCTCCCGAAAAAGGGCTTGAATTGTTGGGCGTAGTGAATCGGCGCATGAGTCCTATTGAAACCGAGTTTGAAAAGTGGTGTGATACCTTCTTAATCATGGCTAAGAACCGATACGCAGGCAGTGTTTCATGGACTGAGGGCGAGCATCACCCTGCGCAGATTTATGTTAAGGGTATTGAGATGAAACAAGGCAGACTACCACAAGCCTTGAAAAGCGCAATGGGTTCTGTTATCGAAGGTATTTTACAGCGCAAAAATGAAAATGAAATCACTTCTTCAATTGAAGAATTGCTTAGAAAGGTTGTGCGCAAAGAAGTCGCAGTTCGTGATTTGTGTATCAAGGCGAAGTTGAGTAAGAATCTTAACCAGTATAGAGTTCTGGGAGAAGCAAGAGCAGGTGCGCAGTGGGCTAATACCCACTTAGGAAAGGGCTACCGAAAGGATGATTATTTCTTGACAACTCTAAACGAAGAAGGGGATTACATAGCCTTTGACGACCCATCAGAAATAGAAGGGATTGCGCAAATAGGTTACTCTAATATCGCTAAGAAGTTTATTTTCGACAAAGTTTTACCATACTATGAAGTCATGGGGTGGGACATTATCAAACTTGAAACCGCTTTGTCGGGAGAAGATGAAATCGTTTGGCTGTGACGGCAGGTTTATAACGATTACAATAGGTGGCAGAGGTATGGCGAGAGATAGTAAGAAGCCGACTGTGAAGCAAATCAAGAATTTGGTTGAAGCGCAGACTGGAATGATAGAAGAACAGACACAAATGCTAAGAGTTTGTTTTCATGAAATAGACAAGTTGAATATGGTAGTGATTAGACTTCTTGATTCTCAAGGAATGCTACACAAGCAAGAATGTCCTAAGTGCGCATTTAAGATTCACACACCTCTTCTTGAAGACATCGAGTTGCCTACACACTGCCCTGCTTGTCAAGAGCAACTACCTAATAACGAAGAGGAATAGACGCAGGGTGATTTAGATTGAAAGACCCATCTGAAATGTCAATTGAAGAATTGAAAGCCAATTCAAGTTATGACCCGACAGAGCATGGGAAACTTCTCAAGTTGAGCAAGTCGTCTTTTATGACCTATTCAAAATGCCCTCGTCAGTTTTGGATGCAGAAAGTCGTGCTTAAAGATTTAAGAGTCCCTGCTACCGAAGAAATGGAGAGAGGCACACGCATTCACACTGGATTAGAGACTGTTTATGACAATTGGGATGGGCAAAGCACGCTTGCGCCTTTGATACCAGTTGAAGCCTATGAAGAAGGTATGGATGAAATGATAAATCTTGAAGAACAGCGCATCGAGTTATGGGGATTAGAAAATTTCAAACCCATAGAGTATGAAGAGTATCGTGCGGTTTGGGATGAAGAGAACGGAGTCGTTCTTGTCGGTTTGATAGACGCAATACTTGAGCATCCCGACGGTGGCCTCTGTATCTATGAATTGAAGACAGGAAATATGAATGACGGCAAATTATCTCGCACACGCAGAGAATTATGCTACTACTCACGAATGTTGCGCCTAATGGGTGAAACCCGACCAATCACGCATTTTGCGTATCTTGCGCCGGACTGCGATAACTTAGACTTTGTAATGAAAATGGTTAACGATACTAAGCGGGAAGTAATGATGGGCAAGGAAAAGGGTATTCTGATTATCGAAAAGGTAAGTCAGCGCAGTCATAACGCCTTTGAGAAGGCACTGAAAAAGGCGGTTGAGGGATTAAAGGCGCATGAAAACCCTATGAAGTGGAATGATTACTTCTGCCCTCAGTGGTGCGACTTTTCGCCTGCCTGCGAAGATGAATTGACAGGAGTTTCGATATTATGATTTGCGCAGAATGCGACGGTGAAATGACCGTTAGTGACGAAAAGGGCAAACCTATGATGCTACTAACTGGCGACATAGAAACAGGTAGTGAGAGAATCGCTATCTGTAAAGTGTGCGGTCATAGGCAGGTTATTAAGGACTAATACTTTCGGTTGGTTTGTATGCTAACCTTTCCTCGACAGGTCGGACTTAAAAGAACATTTTGCTTTTCTAAGAAAGAGTTTGTTGACTATGTGCGCAAACTGAACGGTAAGACATCAATCTATACATCTCTATTTAGTTTTGATGAAGTCGGCAACTATGATTCTGCCGTCATGGATAGAGCATGGTGGGACTTCGATATGAATGATGATTTCACTATGGATGAAGTAAAGAACGATGTGGCTACCCTAATTCATCGTTTAGAGGGCGGTGTGAGGCTTGTAGCCACCGGAAGAGGGTTTCATGTGCATCAGTTATTCAAACGGCCAGTAAGGGGCCGAGAGTGGGCTATACACCTCGATAGGTATGAGCGTAAGATGGCAGAGGGGTTGAGCAGTCTTGATGGGGTAGGTTATCCCGAAAAAATGACAAGAGTAGCGGGAACATATAATCCAAAAAGAGGGAAGTGGGCAGTTTCCATTCCGGCAGAAGATTTCGCTAAAGACCCTCTGAATTACCGAATACCGGAAAAACCTGCCTCGGAATACAGACATTTATGCCCGTTTCAAGGCACTTTTGCGGAAACTGATTGCTTTGATTTGGTAAAATGGGCTAAGGATTTCCCAGAACAAGTGCGCAAAAAAAGCATTTCGTTTGTTGGAAACGAGGAATCCGTTGGTATGATAGACGGAGAATGCGCACTTCCGACTTGTCTTGAAAGAGCAATCAATGTTAGTAACCCTCCGCACCATGTCCGTGTAGCACTGGTTCAAGAGATGCGCAGACAGTTGGCATTTTACGCACCCCCTTCTGCTTTATCCGATGAAGAAAACTATGAAATTACAGACAAAATATGCGTTTTCATAGAAGGTCTTGATTGGCAAGACTACAATGAGGCTATTACAAGAAAATATGTGTCGGGTGCAGTGCGCAAATATGAACATGCGCCTTCTCCGCTTTGGTATAAGAAACACAATTTATGTAACGGACAAGGGTGTTGGTTCTGTGCGCAGTGAAGAAGAATTGAAAGAGATGCTAAAAGAAGCCTCTGCGCTTCGTGATAAATGGTTGCAGTGCCTAACTGACAAGACTTACAGAGATTCAAGGGAACAAATATCAGCGATACGCAATTACAATGCGCTTCGTGGTGTTATCAAAACTTTGCGTTGGGCTTTGAAACAACCTATGGCAGAGTCTCCGCTTTATTAGAACGATTTATTAAATACTACTTTTGCGCAGAATACATTTTGATGATAGTAGCAGACGACAGGGAGAATGAAAAACTCCTTCATCGTTTGTTTGTCAAGGTCGGAGATAGAAAAACAGACCCTAAAGGACAATGCTTAGTAAAGCGTTTGTTGACAGGAGACTATATCATAGGAGACTACGGTATAGAGGCAAAGGAGATTAATGACCTATATCGAAGTATTCTGGGTATTGGGCGCAATGGGCGCACAATCAAACACCAATTAGCAGAACTGTGTGAAGCGGTTGAATACCCGATACTCGCAGTGTATAACACTACTCTGAAGCCTTATTTCAAAGGGCGCAAACCGAAGCGTCAAGAAGTGGCGAGAGAAATATTGCGCCAACAAAGAGTTATCAAATCATTCAAAATGACTCTTTATTCACAATTCCCCAAAGTTAGATTGATTGAGTTTAGTGATATGGATGAGTTTGTTGAATGGCTTGCCATACTAAATATGAATAGTCATATGCGCACAAAATTTACTGCGCCTGCCAAAGAAATACCAGACGACCCACGACTTGCTTGCCTAATGTCTATTCATGGCATAAATGAACCGATAGCAACGGCACTTTTAGAAAGGTATGGCTCTATACCGGAAATGCTCAAAGCAAAGACTACTCAAAAGGATTTGATGAAGGTTAAAGGGGTCGGGAGAACGATTGCTCGTAAGATAAAACAACTCCGTCAAGCGTGGGATTAATAAGAGAGTCCTGTTGTGGTATATTTGCGGAGAGGGCTACAAAAAACACTTCTTTTGGTTCTTGTTACTGTGTCTTTCCTCCTTCAGTAGCCCAATCCGCACCTCAATATGGTCTCATGCTTAGGCTTTGCGCATTACCTGCATTGCTGTATCTTCTCATTTTAACAGACAAAGAATGGAATGTTATAGAGTCATAACCCGAATTATCGTTGCCCTGTGCCGGCTTTCTCTCTATATTTACTTTCAAAGTGTTACCCGATACATTTGCGCCGTTAATAGTGTTAGGACTAAAGATAGTCACTTGCTGTCTTGAAGAACTACCATTTATCAAAACGGTTTCCGATTTAGAGTCTCCTGTTTCAGAACAAGAAACGGTAGTTGTTATTTCACAAATGTCTGATGATGACTCACCAAATGAAACTTGCGCAATCACACTAACGAATGAACCTGCGCTCACATCATTAGGCACACGGACATTTACAGAGTTGCTATGACTTTCTCCCTGCGCACCCGCTTCTGGGTCTGTTATTCCGGCAAGCGCAAAGCCATCGTTTGTAAGAATGCTTGCGCCTTCGCTCGACATGATAGAAGATTCAATCCCGTCAATATCTCTGTCGGCAGAAAGCGCAGTTGCCGGTCTGTTTTGACCGATAATGCCAAAGTCGCCAGTTGCCAAACCAACATCTGCTTTGAAGTCTGCTTTGCCCTTTAGACCTCTGAATGCGCCAACAGAAAGCATGTTATTAGAGAGACCGGCAAAGAAGGAAGATGCGTCACCTCCGCCAGTAATGCCAGTTGAAGGCAAGAATGGTTGCGCACTTACCCCTCCCCCTCCGCCAACCGGCGGTCTTGGGAAACTTGGGGGTAACGGTGGAACCGGAGATTGTGGTCTTGGAGGCGAGTTTGGAGAACCGCCGTCTGCGATAGTTTTGAACATACTCGCCAAACCATAACCGAAGTGCTTATCTGTCCTCTGCAAATCTAACTGAACAGTATCAACATCTCTTGAGTTCTTATTCCAATTTATGCCGTTGATAGTTAGAGTCTCCGAAGTTAAATCAATATGAGTATCTGTAAATGATATTGTGGTTGCAGGCTGATAGACCAAATCATCAACTATACACAATCTTGGCGCATAGTAAAGACCTCTTGTGTTGTGCGCTTTTGCGCCGGAAAATCCATCTAAACAATAACCTAACGGGAATGCGCTGTATTCGTTTGTAGTGGAAAAGGAGTGTCCGAATACACTAACAGAGTTACTAAGTGTATCGTGTGCCGTTCCACTTTCTAACTCTTCATCCATTCTGCGCAAAAGACCTAATAGGTAATCATAATCAACTGAAAAGGTAATGTATTTATCTGTTGATGAATAAGTGTCTGGGGTTTTGACTCTGTATAATCCGTTTCCGTCAACTACAATAGAATTGTAATTACTTGCAGAGTAAGAGCCTGCGTCATATTCTGGTGGCAGATTGTTAATAGTATCTTCGACTTCATCAAAAGGTATGTCAAATAAATGCAGTCTAAATGTAGCAGTATCGTCAACCGGAGAAGTAGCCTGTCCTGTTGAAGCAGAACCTTCAATAGTTATGCAAAGTCTAATTTCTTGATTTGTGCCTTCGCTTAGTTTCGGTGTATTTTTATCAACATACATTACCTTTAGCGCACTTGTAAGACTTCTTGTTGCGTATTGAGGGTGGCCTCTGTATCTCGGTAGCCCATACGCATAATGAATGTCAACCGTAGCAGTGGGAACACTAAATCCAGTCTCACAAAATATGCTTATAGAGCCTCCGTCGGTCACATCGGTAAGGGTTTGCCATCCAGTAGTCAATGTGGTAACTGCGCCATAAACACCATTTCCTGTTGAATCATATCTTGCAGTTCCAGTTCCGCTTAAAAGGTCTATTACTCCTACTGCGCTTTGCGCAACCCCATCTGCTCTTTTAACAAGTATGCCGTTATTGGCAAGAGTATCATCTTGTGGTATTGCGTAAAGACCTGCGCCAGTCGTTGAGCCGTTAGTGCTTTGGATAGTAAAGTCTGCGTCAGTAGCAGAAGCATGTCTAAATCGAGTATTATTGCTGTCTCTATAATCTTCTATACCCTTGTTAGCAAATCCTCCCCATATGCTACTCCATGAAGCGTTAGTCTTTCTATTATAATCATACAGCCTTACTACTGAATCTTGAACATAGCCGTATCTGCCACCAGTAAGCATTTTGCTCTGTTCGTTTGCGCCCAACAAAACTTCTGCGCTAATAGCGACATTGCTATCCTTTTCACGCAAATATTCTTGTTTTGCGAGAGCAAGTGCTTCATCTCTATTGAATATGTTTGGGTATTGTAAAGTGCGCCACCTTGTTATTGCGTTTTCCGTTGGTTCTGGGAAATCGGCAAAGTTACTATTACCGTTGTAATAAACACGAACATTTGTTATTTGCGAACCTAACTTTGTAGTCATATTACTTTGTAGCAAGTTTGTTCTATCAAAACTTAGACCCGAAGGTATTCTTTGTCTAATTGTAAAAATATTATCTCTATCCATAAGCCATGAAAAAGTAGTTTGATGCGTGCCTCCGCTACCATCCTTTTCAGTAATATTCTTTGCTATGTTCATCATTGACATATTTCTTCCATCAAACATAGAACCAAAATCATCTTCATTAGAATCGTTGACTTCTTTTAACATGTGTCTTGTTTTTGGCATATAGAAAGAGCAAGGCATGTTTGTGTTTGTGGCCCATGTGTCTCCAAACGCAAGAGAAAACATACTGCGCATTTTATCATGCGAGTAATATGTTCCAATATTTTTACTTTTTACTAATCCTTCAATATTTACAGAAAGACGCAACGGGAATATAGCCGAAGGAGTATTATAGACCAAAACAGTTTGGAATACACCGTCGGGATTGGTTTCGGTTTTGCGCACAATATTTGCTCTCGATGAAGGAGTTTGCCCATTTCCAGTAATGTTTGACCTTTCAGCAGTTAGTAATGTGTTTATTGTGTTTATATCAACTATTGATTCTGGGTCAAAAGAAGTAATATAGACTCCTGTTAGTTTATCTCCTAATGTTGCGTCTGTTCCCTTTCCAGTCCATGAATAGTAATAAATTAAATCTTCTTGAGAACGACCTTCGCCAGTTTGACAAATAATTGCGCCAGTTCCGCTTGTATCAAATAAAGAATTATCATCAACATAAATAGTAGTATCTAAAAGCGAAACATCTTGTGTTAAAATTGTTTTGTCATTTAGCATATACAAAGCGTTTGGATGATTGTCTATACCGGCAAAGGTATCAATGTTTTTGTAAGAGGAAATTGATGCTTTATAGTAAGCGTCTGTTAAATAAGGGAAACCTTGAATCGCAAGAACATAATCGCCAAAGTCAACAAGACCACCACTTGAATACCCGCTTCTGCCACCAGTAGCCATTGTATTAAGATTATAAAATCGAGATGCGTCAACTACTAAGAATGAACCTCCTTTGTTTTCCCAATTGTGGTATCTATCATCTAATTGTTCGTAGTTACTACAACCATCAAGGCTACTCCATGCGCTACCTGTAAATGGTTCTGTGTTTGCGTCAAACTGCCATAAGTCAACATCTTCGCCTATTTTTAATTCCGTAAATATGTCTGGGTTGCCGTTTTGGTCGAATTGGTCTGCTATTGAAACATTTACTTTGTAGTTTTTCGATGTAGGTAAAATGATACCAAAATCAGAAACTCTTTCCCCGCCATCAGCATTTGCTGTTCCGTCGTTGCGCATATCAGCCCAAAGAACATAACAGTGTTTGTAACCATTACTTTCATTTATTTTGCGCAAAGTGTAAATTGTTTTAGAAGGGTCAAATGTCTTTTTTATTCCTTTTACTCCTGTAATGTCAATGCTACCTTTTCTAAAAGTTGCGCCGGTTTGCGATAATGGCTTAAACGCAGAAGAAGAATTAGTAAAATCAACATCAACCCTATTTACCTTTATTGCATCTGGGTCATTAAAGTAGTGCGCAGAACCTAAAGTCCACTGAGAGTTTCCTTGATATTGGTTTTTTACATAAGCAAACTCATCAATCATAGGCTCATAGAATATTTTTTGCGCAGAATAAACATTGTGCGCAGTTGATGGATTGTTTGAAACTACTTGAAAAACTCCATTTAAGTCAGACTCCTTAAACCCTTCATGTATTACAATGTCACCATTTCTAACTGTTGCGCTACCAGTGATTGTAAATAATTCCGTTGTTTTGTCATAATCAACTGTATCTGAAACTGATGGGTCGGTAACACCATTGGCTATTACATATTGGCAATCGTTTGTTTCAGTATCTAACAACTCAAGAACAATTCCTGTATCTTCCATGTTATACTTCTTAATGTAATACCATAGACCACATTCGTCAAACCGTAAAGTAGTTTGCGTCGAATCAATTTGATTTGAACCGGCTAAAGCATGGTAAGAAGTATCTAATCCTTCCCAACCTATACATGTTCCATCTGAATTATATCCTGTTAAACTGGATGGGTGCGCTGTTGCCATATTTGGAGAAATAATATGATTTAGCGCAGAACCTTGACCTGCTCTCCAATAAGGAATTGCTTCTATTATACCAAATTGCGCTCTAAAGAAAGGAGACTGAACTAAGTCACGCATCCATCTTGCATGTATTGTTCTATGCTTGACTCTTTCCATTACTGCGTTTGTTGTTGGGTGAGTTTCATAAATAATTGGTTTTGATTTTGGTATGCGCATTTCTGTTGCGTTTGGATTTGCGTTAAAAATTGAAGTTTTGGTAATGTAAGTTGAGTCTGCAAGAGTTGATGCGCTTTTTTGGGTTTCAGAAGCACCTAAAATATCATATGGCGCAAGAACTTGAAACTCTGTGTTATTTATTGCTGATATAACTTGTAAAGGAACAGAAGCATAATATGTTCTATTATCTGTTGTATCATAGAATCCATCCGGCATAATTATCCAATCGCCCACTTCTAAACTATGAGTATCTGATGATGCTAATTCTATTTTCATAGACATTGGATTTTCACCGGCACTATTCCATGCGGGAGAAAAAGAACCGTCGTCTGTTAATTGAGTAGCGTAAGGAGTTTCCGGTTGAGTATATCCTCTGTATAGTGTATCTATTCTAAATAATTCATCACCTGCAACAGCAGACCATGTAGTAGTTGTAATAATTTTAACTGTATAGTCTTCTTCATTTACATTTATGTAATCAGTAGTAGCACTGCCATTTGGTCTGCTCATTCTTCTTTGAACAACTATACTATCAATAGTATAAGTTGTGTCATATCCCTGCGAGCCTTCTAAAGTAATTGTATCGCTTGCTGATAATCCATTGTATGAACTAATAGTAACTGTGTTATCAGACGCAGAAGCCCATGTTGGCTCTGTGTATTTGTCTTTATCGAATTTCAAAAATATTGTAAAGTTACCAGTTGACTGTTCTTTACCTATTGCATAAACTTCATGCAGACCCCAACTGGTGTTATTCATGCCTTCCCAAAACTTTTCAACATTACTTGGCCCATATTCATCTTCATTTACATACATTTGAATGGTTTGCCCATTATACAAATGTGTTCTTGCGTCATTATCTTTTGTGTGCAAGTTTCCACTTTCGTCTTCATTCCAATAATTAAATCCTAAACTATTATTTCCTATTGTTAAATAGTGCGCACCAAACAACATAGTGTTTAGCAATTCATTTGTGTCATACTGTCTTTTACTATTTGTTGAATCCATTGATATATGTTGATTCAAACTAAAATGCGCATTTTGTCCTGTTTCCCAAATAGGCAACACTCTATCTAAAATAAATGATGAATCTTGCGCAGTTATTCTGGTTGAAAGTGTTAAGTTTTTACTATCTTGATTATGTTGAATAGACTCAAGAAATCCATACCAAATAGGTCTTTCTTCATAATTTCCAATAAATGAAATTAGTCTCCATTCAGAAGCAGAAGAACCAGTAGTTAAAGCAGACAAACTATATTCATTTAAGTCGTCAAGAATTTCAACAGCCATACTTGAAGTTTTATCTGCGCCACTTGAATAAGTCATGCTTTTTACTGGTGGCGGATATGTGCCTCCTAAACGCCAATTCAAAGGAAAACAAACTGCAACTCTGTCAATTAAAGTATCAAGAACTACACAATTTTCTGTTCCATTTGAAGTCCAAATAGCATCAAGACTCCATCCTTTTGCAGTAGTAAATGTAATTGCGCCATTTATTGCGCCACTATCAAATGCAACTGTGTCGTCATTTGCGTATGCTTCCCATGTTAAAGCATCAAAATCAAAATAAACAAATATATCAGCCCACACTAAATTTGCGTCATAATTATTTTCCGTTGCGCCATCCCATTTATCTAATACACCTACTAAACCTAAATTAGCAAGTGTTATATCAATAGAAGCAAGAACTCCTGTTGAACTAAAATCATCTGCTGTTGTGTCATATACCGCAGAAGTGTCATAGCCAATTTTTAATACATATTTATCTAATTGCCAGTCTCCAATTTGATGCGCAGAAATGCGCAAATGAAACATTTCTCCTATGCCTCTAAATCTTAAATTACCATCATATGTTAGTAATCTTGTTGTTCCGGTTGAGTTAGCATCATTGTATAAACTGTTAACCATAAAGTTTGTTCCCGAAGGTGATTTAACTTCAAATAAATATTTTTCCGGTCTTGTTAATGTTTTATCATAAGAACTTTGAGGTCTTTCACCAGTATAAACTCCTGTAAAAAAATTATGTTTAATTTCTGTTTCAAGATTTTCTGTAATCATTCTGCCGTAACTTCCTAAGTATAGGTTTTGTGTGCCTAAATCTGTTTGTGAAGACAATATTCTATCTCCGCCTAAAGTTGGGTCTATGTCTCCTGTTGGCGCATAATAATTTCCAAATGAATCAAAACTATTTGTAAATCTTAAATATCCTTCTGTTCCACTTCCACCCCATTTGTGTCTGTTTGCGCAAAAACTTGTTGGTATAGATAAAAATGATTGGTATTCGGGATATGAACCATCAGTATTTCCAATATCAACAGTTATCCATTCGTGAATACCACGATTCACTGTAAGTTTATTATTATCTGTTGTAAAATAATCGTGATTTTCAGCAGTAATTAAAGGGTCTGTTGAAGCATGACTAAGTGAGCGCACCCTATCAATGTATGAATAATAAAATTTTGGATTGAGATGATTGTAACCACCTAAAACGCTACCAAAATGTGTAATTGTATGGTCTGATGTTCTTGCGCTACCACTATTTTTATCATCTGCTACCGCAATAGGCATATGAAAATCATCATAGTAACCTGTTAGCCAATATGTCTGTTCTAAATTAATTGATTTCATGCTATCGGAACTCCACGACTCTTCAACTCACTTACTACTCCATCTGATACTTTACTAACCATTTCTGGTAAAGTCATGCCGTTAAATACATTTGTTTGAATTATTTCTGTTTTATGCAACAAGTTTTCTATGCCACCTTGAGATACTTGTTTGTAAAGTGCGCCGGTAAAGTTTTGACGCTGACCGAAAAATAATTCTTCTCTTGCATTAGCAAAATTAAACATTTCTCCCATTGCTTGCTCGTTGCTTTCTGTAAGTAAATTAATAGATTGTTCTTGCGCTTCTTTTTCATTGTTAAGTAATGCGCTAAGATAGTCTTGTTGCGCATTTAATCCTTGTTCATTATATCTTTGGATTAACTCAGCCCTTCTATTTTCAGCATCATTATAAGTATCATAACTTTCTTCTATAAATTCACCTTGTAAATTTGTATATTCAACAAAAAACTTTTCTCCTGTTTTTAGAGCGTTAAATCCTTCTCCTACTATTTCATAGCCAAGTGACCCTCTTTTTTGTTTCTTAAAAAAATACTCTTCTTCGCTTGTCATTTTAACGCCTGCGTCAAATCCTTTGCCTGCTAAAGCCTCATCAATTTTAGATAAGTTTAATCTTGCATCTCTTAAACCTTCAAGATTATGTTGCGCCTTTTCCGCAGCCTCTATATCAGAAGTTAATTGATTGTAAAGTGCGCTATCTTTTGTTGTGCCACTTCTCATTGCTGTTAACTCATCAATATGTTGTGATATTGCGGTTATGCCATTATCCATTTCACTTACAGAATTACTAATTTCTCCAAAGGATTTGTCAACTACACCAGAAAGAATTGCGTCAGTATCGCTCATTATTCCGGCAAGATTGGATTCAGCAGTAACAAGACCGTCATTAAAGTCATTTAGATTATCAAGTGGTGATGATAAAAACTTGTCACCAATAAATGCGTCAACTAATAGTGTTGCTGCGAGCATTGCTGCGCCTGCTGCGACTAAAGACATACCCCCACTTACCGCAGCCTGCAAAACTACTGTTTTTGTCATTGCTATATTTTTTGCTTGAAATGCCATAACTGCTCTCATAACACCCATAGCAAGCATTCCGCCCATCATAACAGCCATTTGTTTTTCAGAATCAACAAGGAAAGGAACAATCATCATTAAAGGCATCATAGAACTTTGTAATCTTTGCATACTTAATCCTGCTTTCAAAGATGCGCCAGTAGTTTGCATTAGCGCAACTGTTTGTTGTCTAAAACTTAACGATGATTTTTGCGCAGAAACGGCTGATGCTTCATTTGCAGCCCTTTGTTGTCTGGAAGCAACAAGACCTTGTTCTAAAGTATTATTTTTTTGCTGTAATGCTTGTATTTCTTGGTCTAAAACTGCAATTTGTTCTTCCATTTCAAGTGTATTAACGCCTGCAATTTGCGCTCTTAACATATCACTTCTGAGTAAGCCTTGCTTTATTCTTAGACTGTGCATTTCTGCATTATTAAGTTGAACGGTTTTTTGTAACTCTTCTTCTTCTGCAACTGTTAAAGGTTGTAAAATAGCAATATGACTATTTAGTATAGCATGTTCTTGTTGTCTTGTAGTTAAAATTTCTCTTTGTGCTTGAACATGTTTCATTAAAGTTGGTAGTCCACCCGCCATTAAGTTGTTATAATTTGAAATAAGAACTGGCATTTTTGCTATTCTATTTGAATACAAATCAATTGCCATCGAAGCCCTATTTTGTAACTGTTGAAACTTATTTAGTTCTATGTTGGCAAATGCGTGCGCATAAACTGCATCGGTTAAAGCAGCAGTGCTATATCTTATTTTTTCACCAGTAATAGAGTGTGTTCTTGCGTTAAACTTACCTCTTTCAGAAAGAATTTCCTGTTGTCGAGTCATTATTTTTATAGTTTCACTATGTATGCGCATTTCTTGGTCTAATTGTTTTACTGCGCCAGTAGTCATATTGTATGCGCTTAACGAAGTTTTTAGTTCGTTTGCATAAAAACTTTGATATTTCATGTTAGAAACAAGATAGTTATTACTTACGCTTAATTCTCCGGCTGCTGCGGCTTGAAGTTTTAATTGCGCAGTTAATTCAATATAACGATTTCTTGTATTTACTGCATCTGCGCTCATTGCTCTTTGGACTGCGCCTAAAGTTTTGAATCCAATAATCATATTAAATACTTGAAAACCAACATTAGCAAATGGCGCAATAAAGTTTTGATATAATCCTGCAAGATTAATTATATTTGTCATTGCGTTTAGACCAAAATCTGTTTCTGTAAAAGACTTAATAACATTCAAAAAGTTGTAAGCATGAATATTAGCATCTATGTATGCTTGAGCAAGATTTTCACCAATTTCCACACGAACATTTTCAGTAATAGCCTGCAACTGTTGCATTTGGAAAACATTGCTTTCTGCTCTTTTTGTATATTCACCAATAGCATCATATGCACCGGCGTGGGCAGCACTTTGTAACTCAACAAGCCTTTCTTGATTTTCCATTATTTTAAGGAACTTTACATAGTGGCGGGAACCGGCAATTGCTACTGCAAGATTACGCTTTTGTTCAGCAGTCATTGTTGCATAAGCAGGCGCAATTTCTCTAATAATATCAGAAAGTTTCATTTGTGTAACAACAGAGGCTTCAACACCACCCATCAATTCTTGTAAAACTTTAACGGCATCTGTATTAGCATTACCGATGCGCTGATAAATCATACGCAAACCTGTTCCGGCTCTGCTTACTTCTTCACCAGTTTCAAGTAGTAAAGCAGACATTGCGGCCATTTCACCAATACTTTCACCTGCAATATTTGCTTGTGAAGAAAACTGGTTAAGAACAAAAGTAATATCTTCCATTGTAGCAACAGAAGAGTTTTCAACAGTGTTTAATTGGTCTAATACACGAATTGTATTACCACGAACAACATTTGCTTGTTGTTCTGCGCTAAGAGCATCATATTGCGCTTTAGTTAAATTACCCATCATAAAGCCAGTCTGTTGCGCTAACTGAATAAGACGGTTCATACCCATTTCAGTTTCCATTTCACCAACGGCAGCCATTAATAGACCGCCTCTTGTGGCTTCAATAATTGCTTCTTGCGATTCAAGAACTTGTTTTAACTGCGCAGTTTTTGCGCTTGCCTTTAATGCTTCTGCACCACTAAATGCAAACCCTTCACCCAGAGCAATAGAAGATTGCGCAAATCTTTCTGCTTCTCCCGCCATTCCACCGTAAAACTTACGGACACGAATCATTTGCGATTCAAACTCAAAAAATGATTCTGTAATTTCTCCTACGGAATCAAGAATCTGACTTGCCATATCATCAAAGTTTTCCGCTATGCTGTTTGCAGCATCAGCCATAATTGCCTGCTGCGCAGTTGCAGCCGACTGTGTATCTGAAATTAGTCTATTGGCTTGAAAAGTTCCAACAATGTCGAAAAAGACTCTTGCTGCACCTGCCCTTGCCACACTACTCACCTAACCAATTACTTATTTGTGTTGATACCTCTTTGCCGGAAACAGTTTCTCTTTGCGCTCTCCTTTGATTTCTTCTTGCTACCGCAGACTTGGCATCAGCCTTGCCTTTGGATTCATTCATCTGTTCTTTTATTCTTTCGCTGATTTCCCTTGCTATTTCCATATCGAATTGCATCTTTTCGTAGCCATTATCTTCATTATATTTCATGTATAATTCGTGTGGTAATTGTCCCTTAAATGTGCTACATAGTGATGGCAAAACTTTATGGATTAGCCCAAAGGGACTGCGCCCTCTAAGGTATCTCCACGAACAAATTGAAGAATATTTCTAATTTCTTCAGATGTTAATTGATTTATGTCAAAATCAGCAGGTTCAATAACGCAATTAGGAATCCATGCGTTAATTTGGTCTATCATTCCTCCGCCTGCTTCATCAAGCATATTAGCAAACTCTTCATTTTGCTCGGCAGTCCACTCGGCGGGATTGTCACCAAAATGTCTTGTTTGTCTAAATACTTTGGCTTGTATATTTTCTATTGGTAGTTTTTCCATACCGGATGCTTGTCGAACCCAAATTTTACTACCGTCATTCAATTCTATTTCTTTTTTCAATACTGGCATATTTTTTCACTTCTCTTTACTTTACTTTACTTTTTACTATACTAAACTATCAAGGCGGGGACGGAGGGGCTTCATAAGTTATAACTGCTAAAAAGTTATTACCTACGCTTTTTCTAACAATGCTAATATCAAATATTTCTGTGTCTGCATCTAATGCTTGCAGAGCAGTTTCTATTTGGCTATGAATAGTTAATTGTGTTCCATAAACAACAGTTGTCGCTACACTTGTTGGGTCTGTTATTGGCATTTAAACACCACCCAACCTCACGCATCATAATCTGCTTGTCCGTCTGATGATTTACACACTATTTGAACCATAGCGTTAGCGTCGCCTAAATCATAAAGACCATGAAAGTTAACAGTCATTGTTTGTGAATCACGACCACTAACTGATGTTTCCGGCATTTCAAAGTGTATTTTGAAAAAGTCAAATCTAATGTAATGATTTGCGTCAACATAAAATAATGCTGATAAAGCAGGTGTTCCCGAAGCAGGATTAGAAAGAGCCTGTCCGTTAGTTGAAGTAGCACCCATTAATTCTTCAAAGTAAGGTTCTGCTGACGCTACATCACCAGCAAGAAGTGATTTGTGAAATGTAAGAGAGCCACTAACTTCTCTTAGTGTGACTGGTGGGACTCTTATACAAGTTTCACTTGACAAACTGTATGAGTTATCTATATCTCTATTTGTTTTAATTTCAAAGTCAATACTTTGAACAAGAGAAGAATAAGCAGAAGTTGTAGCAGTATCTTCAAACTCAACATAAGTTTTTGCGAAATGCGCAGCATCTCCTGTATAACTTGGCACAGCAGTAGCAAGAGTTTCTGTTGATGTATTTTGCGCAGCACCAGTAGTATTTACTGTTAGCATTGCATATTCTCCAATACTTGCAGAAACGCTAATACTTTCAATAACTTGACCTGCAAACACATGCTCTTTGTCATCACGACCAATTCTAAAAGTATAAGATGGTAATTGTGTTGCTACTCCAACACCTAATTCGCTAAATGTTCTTTCATCTGTTGCAGGGGTTGCGCCGGGGGTATCGCTACCCATAATACCGTGAAGCATCATAAAGGTAAAGTCATCGGGCTGTAAAGCCATGCTAATAGAGCCTTCGGAAACCTTTTTGCTTACAATTGCTTTTGCAGCACCGTAGTAATTCATGTCGCTTCTTTTCATTACATCATAAGACTGTTGAAAGGTTTCTGATTCAACTTCACCAACTGCTTCTTCGGTAACAGCAGAATTATAAGTTGTTTCTTTTCCGGCAGCCACATATCGAGTATGGTGTGTTGGCATGAATAATACGAAGCAATATATGCTTTATGAAGGTTGTGCTACAAAAGTTTATAACTATGCTTCTCTTAAAAACATTCTAATCTTTTTCATGTATGTTAAGTTTAATGTATGTAGGCAAACATGCTCATCTTCATCAACCTTACTATCAAATCTTGCGTTATAAGCAATAATGCTATCAACACCATGTTCTAAACCAGTTTTTGTATATAGTTCATCAAATACTTCTCCGAGAATACTTGCACCTAATCTATACGCATTTTCATAATTTGTTCCTTTTGTAGTAACAAATATTAAAACTTCATATCTTTGGTCGGTTCTTGTGCCTGCTAATGTTAGAAATTCTGGTGAATCTGCTTTTTGAATCATTACATGAACGCATGGAGTTGGAAATCTATTTATCATACTTTCACTTGATAAATCATAAGCGTAAATTACACCACTTGGTTTTACATGAGTTTTAAGTAAAAGTCTATTGCTGTTTTGTAATATTTCAACAACCTTCATTCCTGTGCGCAAAAGACTTTGTGAAATAAAATCTGACATATCCATTTCATCGGGAGAATATGCGCCATGTGGTGTAAAATAAACACTGTAAAAATCTATTGTGCCAGTTGTTGTTCCAAAAAATGCGCCTTGCGCAGAAGATGCTTGCGCAGAAACTTCAAGATAATGTTGTGTAGCATCATCATCTTCTATTATTTCACGAATGTATAATTTTGCATTTCCGCTACTATCAAGAGTTAATCTAAGAATACAAGGAACAGCATCTTCTTCACCCATACCTAAATCAAGACCACTTTTAGTTGCTGTTGTGGCCCCAACTAATTTTAATTTATTTAGACTACCATCACTTTGCACTTCAATTCTATGTGTGCCATTATCAAGTGCCATCAAAACTTCTCCATTGTCGGGAGTTGATTCCATGTGAATTGCGCACATTAAAGTTAATTCATTATCATCATTTGCGACTGTTTGTTTCCAAAATTGACCTCCGCTACTTGATGATATTCGCCAGTAACCACTTTGAGAAACGCCATCACCTGCGTTGCCACTATCTAAAACCCACGCAGTATTATTATCTCCAACGGGACTTGTAGGGTCATGCCCATTTAATCTTGAAGTCCAATAATCTGTTTGTTTTGATACTGTCATAATACTAACCTCTTGCTGATTTTATTCCTGTTCCACCAACTTTAGTTTTTGGTAACGAACCTTTACCTGCTGATTGCGCAATATCTTGTATAAAGAAACCTGCTTGTAATGCTGCGGGATATATTACATTTGATGGTGTATTATCTAACATACTTTTAATTCCTTTACTTTGTATTAATCCTATAAAATCAATTGTATCATGAAAACCCGGATGGTATCTTCTCATCATCATACCTGTTGAAATCCAACTTCTTGCGCCAGTGTCCTTATACCATCGAGTGCTTGACATAACAAGAGCAGGTAATTTGCTTGCATATCTGAAAGGATTCATACCTTTTGAAATAATATGTGCTATTCGACCACCTCTTTGTCCTAATACTCCTATTTCTGCATCAGCAATTGTTTCTCCTGTATGAACAGCATACTCTAATTTTTTATACTTATGTATTTTCAAAGCATCAGCAACTTTTACATAAATATTTTTTGATGCGCCATATTTACCCCATGCAGGCGTTCTAACAGAAGCAAGATTACCTGCTTTTGATTTTAATAATTCTTTAACTTTTTCTGTTTCTTCTATTAAGACTTGATTCATAAATCCATCCATTCTTGATTCGCCTTTATCTTGTAAAAACTGTATTGCTTTTTTTAGGTTTTTATCATCTTTTGTAATTTCAAAAGACGCATATGTTCCTCTTGCAGTTTTTACAGACATTTTATTCACGCTTTACCAGAATGCGCAAGACGACGCAAACAGTGTTCGCCTCTCATGCGTAAAGATTTTCCACGCAAACCACCATCTGCGCCAGTTTGATGTGTTCCTTCATCTTCAAGATATTGTGCTGCTGCCAAATCTGCGCAAACTTCTCTAAGAATATGCGCAAACTCACCTTCATAAACGGGACTTGCGTCATGGTGCGCAAATGAAATACCTGTGCATCCTGTTAAATCATTACTTGATTTACCAGTCCAACTAAATGAATCTCCGTCAATACTACCAGAGCCACTTGTTGAAAAACTTGAAGCATCATTAAGTGTAATTGTTGTTGCATTTGCGCTTATTGCACCATCTAAACTATTGCTTGCTATATCTTCGGTTGGTTCATCACGACCATATTCTGAAAATGTTTGGTCTATGTAAATTGCAGCCTGTCTAATATGTCTTTCAATCCGAGATTCTGCTCTGGTTCTTTGCGCAGAATCAAGACCAATACGGGAACCAACATCAGCCACACTGCAATACATATCTGCCATTTTACTTCACCACTTCTTTTAGTTTAGCAATCAATTCATCTTTTGTTCCTTTAGTATCAATTCCATGCTCTGCGCAAAGATTCATAATTTCTGATTTGCGCATTTTTTTCATAGCAGAGTATGACGGCAACGACTTTACTTCTTCAACAATTTCTTTAGCCTCTTCAACTATTTCCATTGCTTCTTCAAGAGTTAATTGGCCGTCTTCAAGTGCCGCATCAAGTTTTGGTTTTAATTTATTCCAATACTTTAGTGCAAGACCTGCGCCAAACAATCCTATTGCGCCTATAATTCCTAATGTTTCTATATCCATTTTATCAATCTTCCTTGTATTCTATACTTATTGCTTTTGAAGTTGGCACTATCGCAAAATGACGAGTTTCACCATCCCTGTATAATCGGTAGCCATGCGCTGTTTCTTCAATCTTTATATTAGTGTAACATTTTTCTGGGGGAATATAGACTATTTTTCCTCTTCTTTTTTCAGTCATGCTTTTCACCTGTAATCAAATCTTTCTTTTGCTCTTTCTCTGCTTTGTCTAAGTCTTTTGACTTTGCGTCAAACCAACTATCTAACATTTTACATCTTGTCATTTTATTCACCTCACGGTATTATTCCGCCCACCAAAGGCGCAAGAGCATTTGCTAATCTTTCTATTGCTTCTTGAATATTAGCAGGGGGAGGAGCCGCCCATGAAGGGGCTGAAATGGTTGGTGTAAAAATATCAGTTTCAGCCTGTCCTGCTTGTAAATAAGCAACATCAGCAAGAGTCGAAGCCGCCGTTAAATCTCCGTTAGCATCAGCAACTAATACTGCGTTTGTCACACCTTGTCTAAATGTTCCGGCTACTCTTGCTGAACCTTGAACCACTAAGCCACCTGTTGTAGCAATTCCTCCACCGGAATTAGCATCAACAAACCCTATTTCTTCTATGTCTAAAGTTTTCTTAACTGTCATACTTGTAGCAAAATCAACATAAGTGCGACTTGTATCACCAAGAAGTGCATCATGACCCGCAGTATCAGAATCAGCGAGCATAGTTGAAAGTAAAGTCCAACCGTCACCTGTTCCTAAGTTAAATATCATGTGCAAACTAAGGTCGTTTAGACTATTAGAAATGTAAATCTGCAACGCCGCCCCATCATATGTGCTACCTTCTTTAATTCTAAACTCAGTAAAAGGGATTTCATTACCATACCCCGATACCGCAAAACAAGTAAGGGAATTAGAACCATCAACACCAAATTGATGACTTGCTTCTATTCGTGCGGTTCTATGTCTTGATGACCGTTTATCTTGAATGTAAAATTGTGACATAGCCCTTTGGCTTGAAGAACCACCTAAAGCATCCCATCCTTTTACTACTGCAAAAGTCCACCATCCGGTAGCGTAATCTATGGCTAAGTGTTCAGTTTGTATTATATCTGTATTAACTGTATAACTACCGCTACCTGTTCTTTCCATTAGACCATTAGCAGAAAAATCAGAATCCATAATTGCGCCTGCCGAAGCAACATTAGTAGCATCGGTCACATCTGCCCCATCTTCAACATTAATATGACTTCTAAGAGTAGGTGCATCCACGCCAAGAGCGATAGTGCCACTTGTTGTAATAGGAGAACCGGAATCAACTTCAATACCATCTGAACCCGATATTGCTACGCTTGTGACTGTTCCACTACCACCGCCACCGCCTCCACTTGCGGCGATAGTAAGGTCGCCACCCGCCCCACCGTCTGTAAGTGTAATGTTTGTTCCGGCAACAAGCCTTCGGGCTTGTGGGTGTGTGGATTCTGTGTTCACCATGAGAAATGAGCAGTTTGGACTATCATTCGTTCTGCCAATAGCGG